GCTCCATCATGTAACATTGTTTCATTAATAGGATATTTCACATTATTAGGAAAAATACAGGTTGATAGACAATTTATAGATTTTTCTACTTCAAAATTATAACAATTTTTAACTACATTATAATTTATCATTAAGTTTTTTTCTAACATATCCACTTTATAGTTCATATTTTTGAAAAGACCACCAACATTTGCTGCAAGATGTATAACATAATCTGGTTTATACCATTTAAATAAACCCCGTGCATCATATGAATTAGTTAAATCTGCATTTTTAGAATTTGCAAATATGAATTCATAAGGATAACTACTTGAAATTTCTTTTAATGCTGTTCCAATTAAGCCTGACCCACCAGTAACTAATATTTTTTTCATTTATATATATAATACATAATTTATAATTTAAATAGTATTTATTTTAAAATAATATATGAGAGTTGCATTTGTTACAGGAATTACAGGACAAGATGGTTCTTATTTAGTTGAATTACTACTAAAGAAGAATTACAGAGTATATGGTATACAAAGGAGAACATCTTTATTTAATACTAGTAGAATCGATCGCTTAAGAAATCGTATTACAATGCGTTATGGTGATTTGACAGATGGTGCAGGATTATCAAATTATATTAATGAAATTGTAAGAGATAATCAGGATATGGAAAGATTTGAGATATATAATTTAGCTGCACAGAGTCATGTTGCTATTTCATTTGAGATTCCTGAATATACTAGCGATGTAGATGGTATGGGTGTAATGCGTTTATTAGAAATTATTAGAACTTTACCTGAAGATATTAAAAATATTACAAGATTTTATCAGGCTGGTACAAGTGAATTATACGGAAAAGTATTAGAAGTTCCACAAAGTGAAACAACACCATTTAATCCTGTATCACCATACGCAGCTGCCAAATTATATGCTTATCATATGGTTAAAATATATAGAGAAGGATATGGGTTGTATGCAGTAAATGGTATTTTATTTAATCATGAGAGTCCAAGAAGAGGAGAAAATTTTGTTACTATGAAAATAGTGAATGGTGTAAAAGATATTGTATCGGGAAAGAAGAAAATGATTCAACTAGGTAATTTAAATAGTTTGAGAGATTGGGGACATGCACGAGATTATGTTCGTGGAATGTGGATGATGTTACAACAAGATAATCCAGATGACTTTGTATTAGCAACAGGAGAACGGTATAGTGTTAAAGAATTTGTAGATAAATGTTTTAAATTTAAAAATATCACTTTAACTTGGTCTGGGTCTGGATTAAAAGAAGTCGGCAAAGATAAAGATGGAGTAGTAAGGGTAAAAGTTAATAAAAAATATTTTAGACCTTGTGAAGTTGATATTTTATTAGGAAATCCAGAAAAAGCTATAACTAAACTAGGATGGCATAGACAATATGATACATTAAATAAATTAATTAGGGATATGTTTGGTGATTAATTATTAAATAATTTTAAATTAATTAAAACTATTTAAGCAAATGAATTAATAACTTATATTAATGAAAATAAAAGTTGATAATAGAGAGCATACTTTAATTAAATTACTGAATGCATTAAAAACACAATATGAATATAGTTTTGAAATTGTAGTAGAGAAATTAGATCTAGGTGATATTATAATTTGTAAAGATGAAGAAGAATTATTAATTATAGAGAGAAAAAATTTAAATGATCTAGCTAGTTCATTGCGAGATGGAAGATATAGTGAACAGTCATATAGATTAAATGGGTTGCCTATGCATAATCATAATATAGTATATTTAGTTGAAGGTAATTTATCATTTTATAGTAGTAAATATAGTAAAGTTAAGCCTGAAACTTTATATGTAACAATGTTTTGTTTGAATTATTTTAAGGGGTTTTCAGTAATAAGAACTTTTGATATAACTGAAACAGCTGAATATATTTTAAGACTAACTGATAAATTAAGTAGAGAGGAAAAGAAATATGGATATTATCATGAAAAATTTGTTCCTAGTGAAAAAACATATACTAATGTAGTTCATAAAGTTAAAAAGAAAAATATTACACCAGAAAATATAGGTGAAATAATTTTAAGTCAAATTCCAGGTATAAGCGCAACAACATCAAAAGTTATATTAAATAAGTTTGGTTCCCTCTATAATTTATTAAAAGAAACAGAAAAAGATAGAAAATGTCTTGAAGGTTTGGTTTATAAAACAAAAGCTGGAAAGGAACGTAGGATATCAAAAACTTGTATAGATAATATTATACAATATTTATTATATCAGAAGACAAATATTATCAATATAACAACTTAAATTAAATATATTAATAATAATACCATTTAAAAGTATTATTTAAAAATAATAGAATAAATAAAATTATAATGAGCATAGTAAATTATATTTATTCTGATTATAATTTAAATTTTAATGATAGATTTTTTTTAAATCAATGTCATTATTTAAAATCATTAAATTATGATTTCATTAAAATTGATTATAATGATGATGTTTCAAGAAATATTAAAGAAATAATTAATATTATAGAAAAAATTGGTATAAAATTAATAATAACTATTAAAAATAATAATTTATTAAATAAATTATATTCAAAAATAAAATATGTTGAGATTTTTGAACCTTGTGATATGATAGATATATCAAAAAATTTAATATTAAATACTACCTGGGATGAATATTGTAAAATATATAAAGGTGATAATAAATATTTTAATATAATTATTACAGATATTTATAATATATCTTATAATGAAAACAATATAAACTTGGGTATTTATATAACTAATGAAAATGATATATGTTATACAAATTTAGGTGTAAAAAATTTTTATATAAAAAATTCAGTTATTTCTACAACAATTAATGATTGGTCTGGTGTTAAAAAAAAATTTAAAAATTTTGATTATACTTTTTTTAAACAACATGAAAATAAATTAAAAATAATAGTGACAGGTGTTACAGGACAAGATGGTTCAAATCTAGTTGAATATTTATTAAACAATGTTAATAATATAATAATATTTGGAACAATAAGAGATTTATCAAGTTTAAAAAATAAAAATTTGAGTAAATTTTGTATAAATAATAAATTTATTCCAATAATATTAGATTTATGTGATGAGGATAGAACTAAAATGATATTTAAAAGCATTATGCCTGATTATTTTTTTAATTGTGCAGCACAAAGCGTTGTGAATAAAAATGTTGATATAACAACTTTAAAAGTAAATACATTAGCACCTTTATTTCATATGGATTGTATAAAAAATATAACTCCAAAATGTAAATATTTATCTTGTGGTTCTTGTGAAGAATTTGGAATAACAGAATATTATCCACAAGATTTAAGTCACAATTATAATCCTATAAATATTTATGGAATAACAAAATTAGCCACACATAATATTGTTAAATTTTATAGAAAACAATATAATTTGTATTTGTGTCATGTTATATTATATAATCATGAAGGTATAAAAAGAGGTGTAGAATTTGTTTCAAGAAAAATTAGTAAAGAAGTAGTGCGTATAAAAAATGAATTAGATAGTAATGAATTTAAATTTCCAATGTTAGTAGGTAATATATTTTCTAAAAGAGATTGGTCTGATAGTGAAGATTTTGTAGAGGCATTTTGGAAAATTTTAAATCATAATACACCACAAGATTATATATTATCTTCTGGATGTAATTATACAGTGAAGGAAATGATAGATATTGCCTTTAAGGTATTAAAAATAAAATTAAAATGGCATTATAATAGTAGTAAACCGTTAGAAACAAAAGCAATTTATAAAGATAAAATTCTTGTTACTATTAATAAAAAATATTATAGGGATAATGATGAAAAAAGAAATTTTATAGGAGAAACCAATAACACTAGAAAAAAATTAAACTGGCAACCAAAAGTTTCATTTGAAGAATTAATTACAAAAATGGTAAAACAAGATCTATGTTTATATAATTTATAATTTAAAAATTTAATAATATATAAATTATATTATGTTAAAACGAGTTTTAAAAAAAGAAACAGAACATATTTATATTATAGCAGAAATTGGAATAAATCATAATGGTGATATTAATACAGCATTAAAATTAATAGAAAAAGCTTATGAATCAGGTGTTGATGCTGTAAAATTTCAAAAAAGAAATATAAATAAAATTTATAATGAAAAAACTATTAATGACCCAAATAGTGCTGAATGGAATATTGAATATTTAATGAAAGAATTAAAAAATTTGGAGTTTGGAAAAGAAGAATACGACATAATATATAATAAGTGTAAAGAATTAAAACTTGATTTAATAATTACTCCATTTGATATAGAGTCTGTGGATTTTGTTTTAAATTATAATGTTGTAGCTTTTAAAAATGCATCTTGTAATATGAATAATTATGAGTTATTAGATTATATTTCTACGAAAAATTTACCTGTTTTAATTTCAACAGGTATGTGGAGTGATGAAGAAATAAAAGAATCACTTATTTATTTTAAAGAAAAAAAAATAGATTATACTTTATTACTTGCAAATTCAACATATCCTTGTCCTTATCAAGATCTTAATATACAATATATTAATAAATTAAAAAAATATTCTAATGTAGTAGGTTATTCAGGACATGAACGTGGTAATTTTATTCCAATAGCAGTTGCTGCTTTAGGTGCTAAAATAATAGAGAAACATATAACTCTAGATAGAAACCAGGATGGATTAGATCATAAAGCATCTATGGAACCGGAAGAATGGAAAGAGATGGTATATAATTTACGCTTATTAGAAAAGGCAATGGGCTGTAAAAAAATAGTTAATCAAGCAGAAATGCTTGCAAAACAATCATTTTGTTTATCTCCTTATGCAATTAGAGATATTGATAAAGGAGAAAAATTTAATAAAAATATGTTTAAATTATTAGCACCAGGCAAGGGTTTATTACAAAATGAACTGAAAAAATATTTTGGTAAAATAATAAAATTGGCAATAAAAAAAAATGAATGTATATCTAAATCATATTTTGAAGATACAATTTTGATTAAAAATTGGAAAATAGCTGATTTTAAAAAAAAATGGGGTGTTAAATGCAGATTTCATGATTTCCCACAATATAGTGTTCTTTCCTCTCCAGTAATAGAATTTCATTGTTCACAAAAAGATATATATGATTCTGTAACGGGCATAGCTTCTAATACTTCGAGATTAATAGTCCATGCACCAGAATTAGTCGATAGAATGTTAGTTGATATTTGTTCTGATAATGAAGAACAAGTGAAAAAAAGTTTGGATATATTACAACATACTATAAATAAAACTGTTAAATTAAGTAAAAATTTTAAAGGTAAACCTAAACTAGTAGTTCATTTCGGTGGTATGTGCCTAAAAGAGTGCGAATGTTGTAATAAAAAAAAAGAATTGTTAAAAATGTATAAAAATTCAGTAAAAAATTTTAAGAAATTAAATTATGATCCTGAAGAAATTGAAATTTTACCAGAAAATTTACCTCCTAAACCTTGGTATTTGGGAGGCGAATGGAACCAATATGGTTTTATGGAAGAAAATTATATGATTAATTTTTGTAAAGAATTTAAATTAAAAATGACTTATGATATATGCCACGCAAAGTTATATTGTAATTATAGTAAAAAAGATATAGTTGAATATACCAAAAAAATAAAGAATTATATTTCACATGTTCACATATCTGATACAGAAGGAATTAATGGTGAAGGGGTGCAAATAAATGAAGGTGACACAGATTTTTTACCAATTTTTAAAGAATTGGAAGATTTAGATTTTTCATGGGTAACCGAAATTTGGGCTGGACATATTAATAATGGAAAAGGTTGTTATAAATCAATGAAATTATTAGAACCTTTTAAAAAATATATTTGATTAATAACACTTAAAAATATTATTAAATAATATTATATATGAATTTTACAGAATTAAAAAATAAAATAAAAGGTCCTATTTACTCTATTATTACTCCATTTACTGATACTGAAAACATAGATTATAAAAGTTTAAGTAATTATATTGAATATTTATATAATGGTGGTGCTAGAATTTTTTATGCTATGGCGTTTAATACTAGATATTTATTAATGTCTAATATAGAAATTATGGAAGTAAATGAATTTGTTATTAAAAAAGTAAAATCATTAAATTCTGAAAATATTGTTATAGTTGGTGATCCTCTTAATTGTTCCACAAAAACTTCTATTGAATTTGCACAACATGCAAAACAACACGGTGCTGATATTATAAGTCTTATTTATAGGGCTTATTTATTTTTTGATGACCATGTTTATAATCATTATAAAACTATAGCTAATGCCGTTCCAAACATAGGTATTTTAGTTCACGAAATGCCATTTATGAAAGGAATCCCACAACATCAAGATGGTAGTTGGAATTTGGAGCTAATTGATAAATTAGCAAACATACCATCTGTTGTTGCCATGAAAGAAGATGCTAAGCAGGATGATTATACAAGAAAAGTTGTAGATTTAATTAGTGATAGAGTTGCTATTGTTGTATCGGGAAATGGTTTACAGCAGTGGTCAAAGGTATCCGATAAATGTGCTGCTTGGTTAACAGGAATTGGTAATTTATGGCCAAGAACAGAATTGGATTTTTATAACGCACATCTCCAAGAAGATGCAAACACTTGTAACCATATTATTGAGAATATTGAAAAACCTTTCTTTTGGGTAAAAGACAATTTAAGTTGGCATTTGGGTATTAAATCAGCACTAAAGGTTTTGAATATTATGGAAAGACATGAAAGAATGCCTTATCAACCATTAAATGATGAACAACACAAAAAAGTAAAAGAAATTGTAGAAAAAATTAATATATAAATCAATTTATATTTAAAGTTTATTTATTATTTTTTATGAATTTTTTAATTTATAAATTTAATATATCATGAAGTTTATTTCATTGGGAATTGGTTGTTGGGTAAAAATGTTAATAAAATTATTCAATAAAGATAAAAAAAATCAATTGTCAGATATATTTGATTGGTGTAAGACTTTTGATTTTAACAATTTTATTAAAGCTTTGGAAGATAAGTGGGATATATTAAAACATGAGGATATTACGATTTATAATGGAATACATAATACAAAATATAAAATTTATCTTCCACACGAAAATTCTAGTAAAATTGAAGATGAAAAAAATAAGTATATTAGAAGATATAAAAGATTCATAAATTATTCAAATAATGATGATGTTTATATATGTTTCAGAAGAATAACAGAGCCAGACAAAATAAATATACATGACTATAATTATGATAATAATGATAAAAACTCATATACGAAAGAAAATTATGATAGAATTATAAAATATCTTCCCAAAAATACTCATATTGTGCTATTATGCACTTCTTATTTAGATAAAAATATAAATATTTATGATAAATTTATTGTTTTAGATAATATAATAAATCCTGGATTATTATTTCATACATCAAGTAATAAAGAAAATCTAATATATAAAAAAAAATATCAGAATTTTTTTAATAAATTTAAAGAAAATGAAAATAGGATAACAAAAAGTCTTATAATTAGTTTAGGTGAAATAATTAAAAATTAATTATTAGGATTTTAAATAATATTTATAATTAAAGAAAATTAGTATATAAATTAATTAATATATAAATTAATTTATATTTAAAGTTAATTTATTTTTTTTATTATAAATGAAATTAAATATGGGCGGACCTGAACAATATACATCGGATTATACTACAATTGGATTTGGAGGACAGATAAATGTAGATGTTACAAAAAATTTGCCATTAGATGATTCTTCTGTTGATTTTATATGGAGTGAAAGAATGTTAGAGCATATCACTGTAGATGATAATGATAAAGTCATATCTAATATAAGCAGAATATTAAAAAAGGGCGCTAAAGCTAGATTTTGTATGCCATCTTGTTTTTATTGTGATAATAAAAAGATTGATATGATGCGAGCAAATAATTATCCAAAACAAGTAAAACTTGGTCACGTAACGTGGTTTACATATGAAGGAATTGGAAAAATTACATCTGATATATTTGGTTTAAAAGATTCTCCCAAACCGTCTACGTATCTCAAAGACTTGTTTGAAAAATATAATATGGAATATAAATTAATAAGATGGCACGACAAAAATTCAAAATTGCATTATGATAAAAATTTATTATCAAATTCTATGGCAACTACTTTTATCGATAGACCCGAAATTATAATCAGTCGTCCAAATTCCTTGATATTTGAAGGAATTAAAAAATAATAGTTAAATATACATAAATGTCTAGAATTTTTATTATAGGTAATAGTTATTTAAAATCAATTAAGTTAATATAATTATAATGGAAGAATTATATGCTAATACAACGACAGATATTATTGAAAAAATAAAAAGCAAAGGAATCTGCATCGTTGAAAATTTTGTAAATAAAGATAAATTAAAAGACATAGAAACAGAATTTGATAGTATTCTTAAGAATTATAAATCTAGTTTAGATACTAATACAGAACCAAACAAATGCTTAAGAATTTTCCCAAATATGTTTACAAAAATCGTTAATCAAAATAATAATACAAATATTTTTTCTTTATTTAAAAGTAAATTTATAAAAAATATTTCAAATAATATTTTGGGAAATTATAAATATGATAATATTTTCATCCATCAAGATTTTACTAATTTAAATACAAATAATACATATCCTCATTTTGACTACGATAGAAAATTAAAATTTTACATATGTGTTAATGATATGAATATATCTAATGGGTGTTTTAAAGCTTTTCCGGGACAATTGTCATTAGTAAATGAAAAACGAAAAATAAATAGAAGAAATAATATTTTTACACCAGATCATAAATTTTATAATGGAACAGAAATTAAAATTGAAGAATTAATTCCAATAGAATGTAAAGGAGGTGATTTAATAATTTTTGATACTAATTGTATTCATGCTGGTGGCGATAAATTTGAAAATGGAAAATATAGAAAAGTTATAAGATTTCATTTATCAAAAAATAAGATATAAATTAATAAATAATATATTTTATATTAATAAATGAAGGTATTAATAACAACAAGTGGGATAGGTTCTAGATTAGGTGATATAACAAATTATACAAATAAAGCATTAGTAAAAATAGGTGATAAATTTGTAATAGATTATATTTTTGATACATATAAAAATTTTGATACATATAAAAATTTTGAAAATATTGAATTTATAATTACTTTAGGACATAAAGGAGATTTTGTAAAACAGTATTTAACTTTAGCATATCCAAATTTGAAAAATAAAATTAAATTTGTTAATATTGATTTATATAAAGGAAAGGGTTCAAGTTTAGGTTATTCATTGCTACAAACAAGTAAATTTATAAATGAACCATTTATTTTTCATTGTTGTGATACATTTATTCTAGATAAATTAAATTTTAATTTTAATGAAAATACATTATTTCTATATAAAAAAGATAATGCAGCTCAATATTCTACTGTAAATGTTGTTGATAATAATATAAAAAAAATTAATAATAAAGGCGAAAAAATTTTTGATTTTATTTATATTGGTTTATCTTATATAAAAGATTACGAATTATTTTGGAATTATTTAAAACAAATTTATGAAAAAAATATATATTTTCATCAATTAAGTGATATACACGTATATATGATAATGTTAAAAGCAACAAAATTTAAATTCAAAGTAATAGATGAATATTTTGATATAGGTAATCAAAATGACTATAATATTGTTTTAAAACATTTTAAGCAAAATTATAATGTATTATTTAAATTAAAAGAATCTATATCATTTCATGATGATAAAGTTATAAAATTTTTTTACGATAAAACAATTAATAAAAAAAGAATTAAAAGAACTAAATATTTAGGTGATAATATACCTAAAATTTATGGTTATACAGATAATTTTCATTCTATGGAACTAATAAAATCGAAACCTTTATCAGAAATTTATAAAAATGGATTAATTAATAAATTATTAAATTGGGCTTATAAAAAATTATGGATACAAAATGAAAGTGAAAAGTTATCACAAAATTATTCTTCGGAATTATGTTATAATTTTTACTATAACAAAACAATAAAAAGAATTGAAATGTTTGTTAAAAATCAATTAAATAATGATTATAATATTATTAATGGAGAATATGTTGGATCTATCAAAGAATTATTAAAAAATATAGATTTTGTTAAATTATCAAATTCCGAATTAACAGTATTTCATGGAGATTTTATATTAGATAATATATTATTAAATAATGATAATTTTATATTGATTGATTGGAGACAAGATTTTGGTGGTGATATTAAAAAGGGAGATAAATATTATGATTTGGCAAAACTTAGACATAATATATATTTTAACCATGAAAATATATTAAATAATTTATTTTTTATCAAACAAATAAAACCTAATGAATGTATATTAGATTTAAAATGCAATTTTTTTTTAATTAATCAACTATTAGAATTTAATAACTTTATAAAAGAAAATAAACTAAATCTAAATAAAGTTAAAATTTTAACTGCATTAATATGGATTAATATGGCACCATTACACGAATATCCGTTATCAAACTTTTTATTTAATTTTGGAAAATATAATTTATATTTAGCTAATAAAAATGTCGATAAATATTAATATAAAGAATAAATAATACTTTAACTAAATGGAAAGACCAAAAACAATATTTTGTGATATTGATGGAACACTATGGGATCATGTAGGGGGGGTTACAGATCAGGCGGTGGCCAGTGTACACAAATTATTACCAAATACAAAAGAGGCTATCGATAAATGGGATAGATTAGGTTATAGGATTATTTTGACTACAGGTAGAAAAGAAAGTTTGCGACCAAAAACAGAAAAAGAATTATTAAGATTAGGTATTGTATATGATAAATTAATTATGGGATTAGGTGGAGGAGTAAGAATTATAATAAATGATAGGAAACTAAATGGAAATAAAAATACCTGTTATGCTGTTAATGTAGTAAGAAATAAAGGTATTCCATACTATGATTTTACTTCAAAATTTGTAACTATAAAAGATAATCAACCGACTTTGGTTAATAAACCTTGGGGAAAAGAAGAATTGATAGAATATAACGATCATTATGTTGTAAAAAAATTATTCATGAAAGCTAACGAATGTTGTAGTATGCAATATCATGAATTAAAAAGAGAAACTATTTATGTTTTAAGTGGAAAAGTTAGATTATATATTGGTAAAGATATTAATAATTTAGAACAACGAGAAATGGTAGCTGGAGATAAAGTTACTATTACGCCATATACTATCCATAGAATGGAAGGAATAGAGGATTCTGAATATCTTGAATGTTCAACACCAGAATTATGGGATGTTATTAGATTGGCAGATAAATATAAAAGAGAAAATACAAGTGAATCTGATTATTTTTAAATATTTTATATTAAATATAATTTTTAATTATAAAATATAATGAAAAAAATTTTGGTAAACTCAAAATTATGTTATGGACCAATGAGTAAAAATATTGTTGATACATTAATCGAATTTTCTAATAATACACACACGCCAATTACTTTTATTCCATCTAGAAGACAAGTAGAATGGAATGGCGGGTATGTAAATAATTGGACTACAGAAAATTTTTCAAAATATGTTAAATCGAAAAGTAAATATGCAGCTATACAGAGAGACCATGGAGGACCTGGACAAGGTTTATACGATGATGATGGTTATGAATCATTGAAACATGATTGTAAATATTTAGATTCTATACATATTGATCCCTGGAAAAAATATCCTAATTTTGAAGATGGATTAAAGTGGACTATTGATTTATTAAAATTTTGTTATAATGAAAATCCTAATTTATATTTTGAAATTGCTACAGAAGAAGCTATTAGAAAATTTGAATCAGAAGAAATAGAAAGACTATTATATAGAGTTAAACAAAATGTTGATAAAAATATTTTTGAAAGAATTTTATTTTGTGTAATTCAATCAGGGACAGCATTAAAAGATGGTATTAATACAGGAAATTATAATTGTAATAGATTGGTTAAAATGATAAATGTTATTAAAACATATAAAAAATTAAGCAAAGAACATAATGGTGATTATATGGATAAAGATATTATGATTAGTAGATTTAATACAGGATTAGATTCTTTAAATATAGCACCAGAAGTAGGTGTTTTTGAAACTAATATATTTTTAAAAAAATTAAAGGATGATAATTGTGAAAAAAAAATAAATTTATTTTATAATCTTTGTTATAATTCTGGAAAATGGAAAAAATGGGTTAGTGATGATTTTAAACCTGATAAAAATAAAGAAAAATTAATTCAAATATGCGGACATTATGTATTTTCTAATAAAGAATTTATTGATAATATTAAAAATTGTATAGATACATCAGTAATAAATGAAAAATTATATGAATATTTTATTAAAGTATATGAAAATACTAATAAATTTTATTATAATTCATATTTACGAGATGTTACCAGGGTACATCCACCAGAAGATACACAAAAAATAGATAATAGATTAAGACTTCACAGAGCAGAAAGATTATATGATTTCCCAGATGATTTTTTTAATACATTTATTAGTAATTTATCACAAAAAAATTTTAGATATTATCCTTATATTCAAAATTTAAAAAGAAAATTAGCAAAACATTATAAATTAAAAGTACATAACTTTTTTTTAAATAATGGTTCTTCCGAGAATATTAAAACGTTCTATAAAGCATTTGGAATTCATAATAAATATGCATTATTAACCAAACCTTGTTATCCAATGCATGAAGTATATGCAAAATTAAATAATATAAAAATAATGTCAATAAATTATGATAACACTTTAAATTGGAATGTTAATGATATGTTAAATAAAATTAATAAAAATATCTGTTGTGTTGTTATTGCTAATCCAAATAGTCCCATTGGTGATATTAAAACAATTGATGATATTGAAAAAATAATTATGAAAACAAATGAATTATCTATTCCAATATTAATAGATGAAGCATATATTGAATATTCTGATAATATTTCATGTGTATCATTATTAGATAAATATGATAATTTAGTAATATCTCGCACTTTTTCTAAGGCTCTTGGTTGTGCTGGATTAAGAATTGGTTATTTAATTGGTAATTATTTTATTATGAATGTCCTTCAAAAATTTGTAGCAACATATGAAATTAGTAATATAAGTGCAAGTTTTGGTGAATATTTATTGGATAATTATCATGTTGTTGATAGCTATATAGATCTTATTAAAAAAGAAAAGATTTTAATTAAAAAATTATGTGATAAACATAATATACCTTTAATTTTGAATAATATAAATACTATTCATATTAAACCAAAAAATATCAGTTTATTAGAAGATTTTTGTAATAAAAATAATTATATTGGAAGATTTCGGGTTTTGCCTCATGATAATGAAAAATGGATGGCTTTAGTTTTATTTCCTGATTTAGTAAATCATAATCTTTTCAAAAAAATTATTGAATGTAATAAATAAATATTTAAATATAAAAAAAATTATTTATTATATAATGGAAACCTATACTAAATATTATAAAAAAAATGGATTTTTTATTAAAAAAAATTTAATATCTCAAAATGATATTAATTATATTTTATCAGAATTAGATAAAATAAAAACAGATATGAAAATACCACACACTAATATTCAATTTGGATATGGAAATGTTATAAATAAACCATTTTCTCAGTTAATTACCAATAATGATTTTATTAAATCTTTTTTAGAAAATATTTATGGTAAAAAATATTTTTATAATAGTTTATATGTTCATAATAAACATAAATGGGTTGGTCCTGATATAGAATGGCATCAAGAAGTATTTAATATAAAAACATTTCATCCAACAAATAATAATTATACATTAGATGAAATAAAAAATAATTTTATGCAAGTATATGTTCCTTTACAAGACCAAAATATGGAAAATGGTGGTTTAAAAATAATACCTTATCATAATTCAATATTAGATCATTATGATACAACAAATACTCATTTAAATCATAAAAGGGCTATAAAACCTGAAGAATTAGATAGAATATATAAAACACATAAAATCATTAATTTAAATTTAAACGCAGGTGATGTTATGTTTTTTAATCATCTTATACCACATAGTTCTACATCAAATAATAGTCCTTTTAATAGAAAAGCTATGGTTTTTTTAACTTATAAAAACAATGAAGATTTTGATGAAAATATTAGGAAACAAGAAAAAAAATATCGCAAAAATTTTGCATTAAAATATATAAAAAAAACGTTAGATATTAAAACTAATAAACAAATGTATGAATGTGGAGAAAAATGTAAAAAAGTATAATAAAATTATTTCTAATGTTTATTATTAATTTATTTTTATTTAAATATATTAATATAAATTTGTTATATGGTAAAAATTGCTATTTGCTTATTTGGAAATTTATGTCAAAAAACTCGTGGTTCTACTAGGTCAAGTTCTATACTAAATAAAGGTGTTTCACAAGAAATATTAATGAATGAAGAGAATAATTGGCAAAATCCTATTCATGGATATAAACATTTATTTAATAATTTTATAAAAGATTATGATACAGATGTTTTTATGCACTGTTGGAATGAAAATAAAGATATACAAAATAATTTATTAAATTTATATAAACCTAAAAAATATATTTTTGAAAAACAAAAAACATTTGATTTTGATTTAAAAAATTATAATATTTCTTCAGAAGAAAAAGATATTTTGAAATGGAATATTAGTGATATTGCAAAAAAAGGATACAACGTTGTTTTTTCTAATAGAGGAAATTGGGATAGAACTATAGATGAATTTAAAATAGAAGCTTTTAGAACATCAAGCCGATGGTATTCTACAAAAAAATCTATAGAATTAAAAAATAAATATGAACAAGAAAATAATATAAAATATGATTGGATATTAATTTGTAGATTTGATAGTCACGCTACTCTTAAATATAAATTTAATTTAAATGCTTTACCAAACGATTATATTTATTTACAAAAGAGAAATTCTCAAGATAAAAATTATAGTTTTGGAGATTTATGGATATTATCAAATAGCTATAATAGTAATTATTTTGGTAATATGTTTGATGAACGTTTTAAATATTGTATACGTTGTCCTATTTCTATATTTGAAATGATAAATAAAAATAAATTAAATTATAAATTATTATAATTAGTTATTTAATAATATTTGAAAACTCTTTGGAAATATTTAAGTAATTTTTAAATATATAATATTTAAATATATAATATATAATATATTATAATGATTAAAGGTATAAATTTAGGTTCTGGCAATTGGTCTCATAAAAATTGGATTGGTTATGACAAATTAAATAATAATTATTTAAATGAAACGTCCGTATTACCTCATAATGATGATACTTTAAGTTATATCTATTCTTGTCATTTTTTTGAACATATAAATGATGAAACTATAATAAATTTATTAAAAGAATCTTATAGAGTTTTAAAAAAAAATGGTATTATTAGAATAGTTGTCCCACATTTTAATTTAATGCTTGATAAATATAAAAAGAATGATAATAATTTCTTTAGAAAAAATCTAGGTTCTGGCAGACCTGAATGGAAAAAATATAATGTAGAACATACTATGGAAACAGTCTTAGCTCATTGGTTTTCTAATTATGATGATGGAGATCCAGATAATAGAAATGGGTATAGAGGCCCCCCAAGAAATTTATCATCACAGCAAATTAAAGAAAAAGCTTTATCTTTACCAATTGAAGAATTTAGTAACTGGCTTATTTCGCACATTCCTTCTGGAAAAAATATTACTACACAACACATTAATTGTCCTACAATTACAAAAATGAAAAATTTATTAGAAAAAGCGGGATTTAAAAATGTACAAGAAACATCTGCATACAAAAGTAATATTTACGATGTTTTAAATACTGGTGCTTTCAATAATGAAAAAAGAAGAAAACATATTAGTTTATTTATTGAAGCAAACAAATAATTTAAGTTATATCTATCATGTCGTTTTTTAAAGCATATAAAGAAGATTTTATTTGATATTAAAAAATATTTAATTAATATATTTATAATGAAAATTTTTTTACTCGGCGATTCCCATACAAGAAGTTATAATAAATCACAAAAAATAATACCTATTTTTTTAGGACCAGGTTCATCTATTAATTTAATGGACAAAAATTCAATTAAAAAAATATTAAATATTATTATAAAATTATTAAAAACTGTAATTTCTAAAAATGATATGCTTATTATAAATTTGGCATCTCCTGACATTTTAAGATTATGTGTTGAAGGAACTTACCCCCATAAAACACATAAAATTAATGAATGGAATAAAGAATATAAAAAAGAAATAGATTCATTATTTTTGCCAAATAATATTAATATACTAATTAATAATTATAAATTTTTAATTGATACTATTCAAAAATATCACGAAAATACTTTCATTTTATCTACTTCTATAACTTTTATGCCTATAATTAAGGTTTTATTATATTTTAATTATGTTTTTGAAACAATATACAAAAATAAATATATTAATTTATTTAAAAATACAGTTAATATGGATAATTTTACAATAAAAACCCAATATTTAAACTTTAATTTCAAAAATGAAACTGAATATCCTTTTTATAAAAATTATGAATATGACCCATTACATTTAAAAAATAATATGACTGATTTATTATTAAATTATATTGAAAAAATATATAAAAATATTGATAATGAAAATATTGTTAATAATTCAAAATTTAATATTATATTAAAAAAAAACCATTTTAATTGTTATAGTATTATATAATTTAAAAATAATATAAAACAAGATAATAAAGATTTTATTTATATATAAATTATATGACAAAAGTTGCAGTAATTCCCGCTAGAGGAGGTTCCACACGGCTAAAAGACAAAAATATTCGTTTACTTGGAGGAAAACCACTCATACAATGGATGGTTGAAGCTGTTTTAAATTCTGATGAATTTGATGATGTTTATGTAAGTACTGATTCTGATAAAATTTTTAATGCTGTAAAACATTTACCAGTTAAAAGACATGTTCGTCCAGCACAAAATGCCACGGTGAAAGCTACAGCTTTAAACGCTATGCTTGATATGATGAATGATATACCAAAATATGATGTTTTTGCATATTTTTTACCAACATGTCCTTTTTTAGAAAGCAAATATATTAAAGATGGGGTTTCAAAATTAACTGAAAGTGTTGATTCAGTTGTAAGTGTTAGTTATTATGAAGAACCTATTCAATTGGCTTGTATTAAAAAAGGTGATGATATTATTCCAGTATTCGATAATTTAACTGCAGGATTAACTAATAGTAAATTTATTCAAAAATATGTAAAACCAAATGGTGGGTTTTATATAAGTCATTGGGATAAATTACTTAAAACTAATAATTTTTTTAAAGGAAATGTTAAAGGTGTTGTTATACCTAACGATATATTAGTTGATATAGATTACGAACATGACTTACAAATGGCAGAATTATTATATCAAAATGTTATATCTAAAAATTAATTTTAAATTATTAATATAGTTTAATTAAAATGTTAAATAATTATACTATAATATATATATAATGTCTAAATCAGTTTTAATTATAGGAGGTAAACCTTCTAATTATAATCTCAGAGAATTGTTTGAAAAATATGATATTATATGTCGTATAAATTTTAATATGAAATATAAAAAAAAAACAGAAAAAGATATATTTTTTTTGAATAATCATTTATATTTTAATACGGTAAAACAAAGAACAAAGCCAGAAGAATTAAAAAAACATCCTTATTCTTTTGTAGATTTAAAAGTATTAGAAGATTTTCATAATATGTTAAATAATAATGAATATGGAGAAATAATAAAACAATATGAATCAGGTAGAAATAAAATAAGTAATGGAATATTAGAAAAACTAAAATGTCCGCATAAATTTTTAAAAGCACCAAGATGTGGATATCAAGCAATATTATATTTTCTAATGAATAATTATGATGTAACTATATTTGGGTTTTCCAGAGAAAATAATAATGATGGAACCTATTATAATGATAAAAAACCAAGTTCTGCTCATGATTTTAATTCTGAAATGAAAATATTAAATTGGTTAATAGAAAATAAAATAATAAAAATAATAGAATAATTATCCATATAAACATTCACCATTAAAATTATAATATCCTATCGGACATTTTTCTCTATAACAATATTCAATAACATTTTTTAATAAAATACGTTCTTTATCCGGTTTAATTTTAATTAAACTATTATCTCTTTCATAAAATTTTTTTAAATCATTAATTTTTTGTATACAACTATTTTTATTAAAATATTCATTTTTTTCCATTATTATAAATTATAAAATAACTTTAATATAATAAATATTTATATGTTTAAATATTCTAAAGTTAAATTATAATTATCATTTTTTAATACTCTATAACCACTTCTTATTAGTCTTTCTAATACCTTTTTTGTCTCACCTTTTATATCTTTTCTCTGCAGATATAAATCAAATTCTATACATAAATATTTCGGATATATATTATCATCTAACATATTATTTAATACTTTTATCTCTGCACCTTCTATATCTAACTTCAATAAATCCAATTTTTTATCTCCTCTTTTTTCCATTATATTTTTTATACTATCCACATCAACTTCATCGTATTCCTTACCAAACATATTATCTAATAATGACTGTGATACATATTTTGGATTTGTTTGTCTATAAAATTTTAATTTATCTTTTTTATCCCAAATACCTATATTTAAATATTTAAATTTATCAAATTTTATATCCAATCCTCCTATTTTATTATTGTAATCGCTCTGAATATCTCCACTAAATATCCATTTTTTACTTTCATAGTATTTTACTACCTCCTTATAATGCTTGCTTGCCCTTTCAGTTGGATCTATTAATACTATATTACTATCATATTTATCTGATAATAATAAATCAAATGATATATCTTCTCCTACTCCACAACTATATATTATACTTTTGCTATCTAGTTTCATATCTTTTGGTATATACCATCCTCCGTAATTTGTTCCTAATTTTATCATTTAAACTTTCATTTTATTTATTTTTTTTAATTTTTACGAATTATAATTCATCTACTATATCTATCATTTTTCTCTTCCAATCAATAAATCTACAATTATTCATATACCACTCTCTGCCACGTTTACTTATCGCTTCTCTGTTTTCCCAAGCATACCTTAATTTCGATTCTACATATTCAACATCTCCATTTCTAGTCCAATCTAGTTTTACAAAACAATCCTCTGGAACATCACCATAAAATAATCCTACATTCGATGACACTACAACCATTCCACAAATTAATCCATCTAATGATGCATATGAATTACCTTCACTATTTGATAATTGTAAAAATATATCATTCTTTATATATATGTCTTGTTTTCTTCTGTTAAAATCATCTATTCCTTTATCATTTATATGCACTGATAATTGATTGAATTTAAATTCTTTTGCTCTTTTCTTTAAAAGTGGCATCAAACGCTGTCCCTTTTTTAATCCAAGCCAGTTACCTAACACTTGTGGAGTTTTACTAAATTTCGTTTTATATTTGGTTTCATCTAATTCACTCGCATGTAATAAATCTACCCTATCAAATTTTGTATACTTTTCTCCAAAATATTTTGTAAAATCTACTGTGCATGCTCTAGATATACTTAATATTTTTGTATTATCAGGTTTTCTATAGTCTAACATTCTCAATTGCCCATTTGTACATAAACTTTTCCAAGGCTCACCCCAGTTAGGGTTTCTTTCAGCTGTTGTCATAGCACATCCATGATGAACCAATAATGTCTTTATATTATTTGGAACATCACAAGATAAATGATTGTCAGTTATTACTAATAGATTTTCTCCATGTTTTTTACATAGATCTAATAATCTCTTGTCCTTCTGCATCACAAATATTCTTTCTGGAAATGCTAATTTTATATGATAATCATATCTCGCTACACCACCATGCTGCCCAATATCATAACTTCCACAACAATAATGCACAATTACACGATTTTTTTTCTTTTCTTTTTTTAAATCTTTTTTTAAATCTTGATTTCTATAATTATTTTTAAAATGTTTATATAATTCTAAACAATTCTTTCGCATTTCATTCTCTCTGTCAATATCTATTTTTGATAAAATTTCTGGTATTTTTTTCAAATTTTCTTCTTCTACTTCTACTATTGCATCTTTCCATTTTTCATGACTTGGTAACTCTAGCCAATCGGATAGTAATATTGGAATTGAACCTACTGCAAGTGCCTCCCAAAATCTTATCGAGTTTGGACCTGAACCTCCCGGACATAATGTATAACGCGAATTCAGCATTATTTCATTATATTTTTTTGTTTTTTGCATATCTATTTCTTTTTCATTTAATTCACCAGCACTATTTTGCATTTTACTATATACCATTTCTTTAAAATGCCATTCATTCGTCTTTTCAATTAAACAATCTTCTGGGTGCTGTATTTCATAAATACGCTTCCTTAAATCATTTAAATAATATATTGGTTCATATGTACCAACAAAAGAATACAATACTTTTCTATTTATTTTTATATAATCCTTATCTCTAAAAACTTTATTTCTTTTTTTATCTTCTACATTAACTGCATATAATGGACAAGGTTTAATTATAACACCATCTATTATATCTTCATTCTTAATCTTATGACTAGCATAAACTACTTTTATATTTAACATTTTAAATAATTTAATGCTTTTTCTAAACCATATATGTTGACAACAAGTATAGTAACCTTTTCTAACTATTTTATTTTTTAAAATATTATATATTATATTTTGATCAAATCTTTTATCTATCACTGTTGCCCAAGGAAATCCAAAATAAGCTGCGTCGTGTTTATTTTGCTCATAAAATGTTTTTTCTGTAATTACTGGATATTGCCAGAATAAATTGTTTTCTTTTATTATTTTATCAAATGACATTTATAATTTAATTATTTTTTATATTTAAATTATAATTAATTATCTTCCTTTTTTTTCTTTTTTCTTCTTCTTTTCTTTTTGGGGTTCTCTTCTTTTTCTTCCTTTTTTTGGAAACCTTCTTCAGCTGCTTTTTTCGCCTGGGCTACTTTTTCTATTATAGATTGACGTTTTTTTGCTATTTCTACTGCCTTTTCTGCTGTTGATTTTTCTTCTTCCTTTTCTTTAATTTCCATTTTTATTGCTTGTTCTTCAGCTGCTGCCTTCTCAGCTGCTGCTTTTTTTGCTGCTTCCTTTTTTGCTGCTTCCTTTTTTGCTGCAGCCTTCTCTGCAGCTGCCTTCTCTGCAGCTGCCTTCTCTGCAGCTGCCTTCTCTGCGGCTGCCTTCTCTGCTGCTGCCTTCTCTGCTGCGGCTTTCTCAGCTGCTGCCTTCTCTGCTGCGGCTTTCTCAGCTAATATCTTTTCAGCTGCGGCTTTCTCAGCTAATATCTTTTCAGCATTTAATCTCTGTTCCTTTAATCTATTTTCCTTTTCTTTCTCTGCAGCTGCTAATTTTGCTAAAGCCTGACGTCTTTGCATCTCTCTACGAATTATTTGTTGTCTGCTTACTCTCCTACGGTTGTTTCCTAACATTATAATATATGATAAGATTATTTATTAACTTCCTAAATTTTATATTTTTTTAATATAATATTTAAGCATTTGGGTCTTTACAAATTAACTTAAAATCTCCTACATTTCCTGGTTGGAACCAACTATTATGTTGCATTATAATATCATCTAATGTAACTAAAAGATTACTTTTTTTTTCTAATTCAGAGCTAGCATCTATGCCGTCATATAGCGTTTTTAATGGGCCTGACCCCTCATTAAAGGTATTGTCGTCGGCTACTGTTTCCAATGCTGATTCTTTAAACCAATCCAATGGATAAGAATTCCAACCAAGACTATTCATATAAGTCTTTAAATCGCTTTTATACTCTTTAATTGGCATGCCATTTGCTCCTTCTTTAAAGTCGTCAGACTGTTTATATGCCATCAAATCTTGCATTTTCCCACCTGTGCCTGTAACACCATAACAATTAGTTGGCATTTTAAAAAAAAGGTTGATAGGGTCTTCTTCGATTTCTTTTTTAATCAAGTCAGGAAATTCTAATTTAGCCTGTTCGTCTGTTAGTGTTCTAGGTGGGTCTTCGGAAGCGGCCAAATCTTTAATATATTTTATTGCATTATTATTAGGTTCTACAAAATCAAATTCCTGTGATTCATCCCAAGTTGGAATCACTCCATCAGATGGTAAAATTTTGTCAGCTGCTGCCAATTTGGTATAAATCTCACCACACTGTTCAAGAGTTGGTGTTTCATAATTTAAATGCTCACATTTTACACCCTCAGACATATTTAAAACTTTTATACTTTTATCAATATTACTCCATTCCGCCTTTGATACACTCCATTCCGTAATTGGTGTACCTATAATTTTTTGAATTTCTTGTCTTGGGACCTTGTCAACACTTTCCTGATCCATCCAATCTGCAATCACCGCCTTCCCATGCCCTACAAATTGTGAAAATATTTCTTTAAGCTTATCTAAATCATCATCGCTTAGTTCACTGTCTTCTCCTTCACCATAAACCTTTTTAATTGGCTTTGGACAAATTCCATCTTTTATTGCATCCAGTTGTTTTATTATATATTCTACAATGAATGTGTCCATTGTTTCCATATTAGTAGAAATAAAACTTAAAATATCATTATTACATTCCAAACAATTCCATTGTAAATTTTTTATTTCACCATCACTACAATCAAAAGTATATGTTCCTCTCAAATTTTCTCTTGGAATTTCTGAACAATTAAATGTTATACCATTTACGCCGTGTTTTATTTTTCCCTTTCCGCCTGGCCAATTATATATTGTTCCATCATCTAGTGTATGAACAATACCATCTGCTGGACAATCTCTCATTGGTTTACTCGCTTTATCACAACCTAAAGTTGCCATTTTTGTCTCTATGGAATTATTATCGTCTACAATTTCAGAACCATCTAATTCTAAACCATTGCATTTATTTGACATTTTTGGATAACAGTTCTCTCTAAATTTTCCTGTATCTATATCATCTGTGATTGTATTTATTGAACAATCAGTTAATTCTAACCTTAACCAATTTGTAATTCCTTTTTCTGTTGGTAAACATTGCACTTCATTATTCTTTTTTACCCAACCACAATATTCATTGTCATTAATTTGGTTTACATTTTCTAAATTCATTAAGTTTGACTCCAACTCCTTTATATTCCTTTCAAGCTCTCCCTGCTGTAAAGTATTAGAATCGCCCCTCTCTTTCATTGCTTCATAATCGCTGGTTAATCCTGTTATATCTATTTCTAAATCACCTGCTTCCTTTTTTAATTTACCTAATTCCATTTCTAAATATTTTAAAACTTTATCATCTTCTTCTTTTTCATCATTGCTTGTTCCTTCTGTTCCTTCTTTTTCTTCCTGTATTTGTCCCTCTTTTTTCTTTATTTCCTTTATTTTTTCTTTTAATTCCTCTTGTTTTTCCATTATGGTATCATATGTCTCTTTCTCCACTTCATTCATCTCTGTTTTTTCTTTATCTGTTAACTCTGGTTCTCTAAAATAATCTTGATTCATATTATCTAAATTAAAATTACCTCCTATAATACCTGAATCACGCATTAGTCGATCTTCCATTGAACCATCATAATAATCATTTATGATTGATAAATTGGCCGGCTGATGCACTGTAAGTCCACTATTTTCCTCCTGTTTTTTCTTAAGTCTATTAAACAAATTTTGTTGTTGTCTATTACTTTGTTGAATACTATATAGTTTATCTAAACTAGTATAATTTTTTCTATCATCTCTCTGAAATCCAGTAAACATATCTGAATTAAAATTTGGGTCTGCGTGTAATGAATTATAATTTGGATGATCTCTTACTGAATATGACATCTTTGATGGCATTATTACTCCATCACTCGTTGATAATAATTTTGTTATTGATGATATACCTTTGGGTTCATTACTTTGTACTCCTTCAAATGTTAAAACTGGACAAAAAATTCCATTTTCTCTCTGCCATCGTAAATATTCTTTATATTCTTCTAAATTATTGAATTCTTTTGGGTTCATTCCTGGAATTTCTTTTTCACCTGAAAATTTTAATGCTATTTTACCATTTTCATTCGTTAAAACATCTGGACATTTTTTGTTATTTGTAAATCCCTCTTTCCTTGAATTATAACATATATATATTAAGAGTATTAGTATTAGAATTAATCCTAATATTATTAAATTTCTTTTTTTCATATATATATTATTATTATAAATTATTCTACTATATGTAATGAATAAACTCTACAGCTTGTATATTCGGTGTCAGAATGGTCCGGCTCAGGGCCTCTCCAGTGGTTAGATACCGCTATTGCATAGTTGCCAGGAGTTAATCTACTTGGTACTGTCCATGTATATTTAAAAGGTAAAGTCATATGCCCGCTCCACCCATTCGCCACAAAATCTAAATCCGCCCAGTACCTCCAGTTATCTCCAGCATGATACCAAAATCTCATGGCTTCTTTATAACCATCATTTTTCATTCTAAATTCTAATTCTATTTTATCACCGACTTTAGCTTGCAGAACGCCATCTTTCGTATACACTAGGTTAGAATCTCCAAAATTGCAATCGGACAAGTATTTAAATCCATAAAAATTACTTGAGTTGTTACTTGGCTTTGTTCCACTATCTGCATCTATTCTTGTTTTGTTATATGCAGCTAATCCACAAGTAATTTCATACTGCGTATCGCCTGTCTCTGTCGGGCTCCCGCGATCCTCTAGATAATCTGTTTCTTGGAGAGCAGGATATGAAGGCACTGGTGATGCGCAATCAGCTGCTGTTTTTCCATCACCAGCTGCAACTGTTTTACCAGATGGACAAGCGATTTGCCCACCTTTTTCTTTTGAAGGTTTTCCACCTTCGCAATAGTGATTTTCAAGACACATTACTGGTACTGTTGATACTGTCCCGTCCCACGTCCACCCTGGCTTAACTTTGCAATCGGAAAGTTTTTTTTGCGGCTCTCCGCCCGCAGGTGTTGGATCACGTGCATTTACTGGACATTGGCTGTTATGTTTTCCACCTTCACAATAATATCCTTCTTGACAAACACGACAAGTTTTATTGGGGGAGTGAAAATATTTTCCTGCTTCACATAAATCTAGACAATCATTGGAACTAGTGGCTGTTTTTCCTCCATATGTTGTCTTACCAGTTCCACATGAGGTGGCTTGTGCTTCTGTTTGCACACCACCTTCACAATAATGATCTACTTTACATTCTGAACTACAACTTGTTCCATTCCAATATGTTCCTGCACTACATTTGTCCAAACAAGCACCGTCACCACCAGCTGAAACCCCCGTTTTAATTTCTGTATTGGCTGGACACTTTTTTGGTTTAGAATCATCATCGCCATCCCATCCACCACCGCAATAATAAATATTTCCTTCTTCTGGTTTACTGTACTTTTTACATAACTGGCAGACTCCACCATCATTTAAAAAATTTCCTGGAGAACACCATTTTTTACAGTCACTTCTACTAGTTGCACCTTTAATTCTTGTTTCATATTTATGTGCTCCATCTATTGTTCCGCATTCTTCTTCTTTTGCATTATCTCCCCATCCTCCTTTACAATACTTCTTCTTCCTGCAAGTTTCGCAAGTATTAGTAGTAGAGTCCCAATATTCCCCTGCTTCACAAGTTGGTTTACAGTCGGATTCTTGTGTCATTCCTTTTTTTCCGCCTGTTGTTTTCCCGTCTAAACATTCATATGGAAGAGCACTAGCTAGTGTGTAGTCTGTGCCTGGTGCAGCTGGGCAATAAGTATCTTCAGCACATGTTTTACACCAGGTATCATAATATTTTCCTGGTTCACACGTTATTACTGTACAAGCGTCTTGACTAGAACTACCCGAGAGAGATGTCATATACTCGCCACAAGGACTCTGTGATGTCTCATATCCACCTAAACAGTAAGAACCTTGTGTACATTTTGTAATAGTTCCACCACCACCAGCATCATAAAAATATCCTGGTTCTACTGGTACTTTACAGTCACTTTTTTTAGTTGCTTTATCTTTAGATGCTACTTTATCACCACCACATTGCTTTTTTTTACCATCTTCACAATAAAATTCATTGTCTTTAGCACACTTTGTTACTCCCATTCCATCATCATTCACATAATGTCCTGATAGAACTGTAAATCCTCTCCATTCCTCTCTTATTTTTTGTTTATCAGTGCATTCTTTTCCACCATATGTTTGCTCTGTATAGTCTCTTTTAAACTTCTTCCACCAGCCATCCTCATCTGTTCTTTCTTCAATTTTATCACTATCCACAATCCATTCAGTAGTTGAACAATCGGTTCTTTGGTCTTTTCCACAATCAAGTTCATCTCCTATATTATTAGCACAATCTTCGCCAAAATGCCTCTTAGGTTTTAATATTTCAAATTTTTTAATGCCTGTATCAATTGGACAATCATCTGGTTTATGACTACCAACACAATTAAAAGGCTTAAAAAATACAAAGTTAGTATTCCCTGCAAAATTATTATCAACCAATGCATCATTTTCTGTTTCCCAGTTTACTTGGATGCAATCATTATTCTCATCTAAATAAAAACCGGTTTTATCATTAGCTAAACTATTTGCACAACTATTTAAAGTTGTTACATCGAATTCCTTTTTTTTTGAAGCATTAATATTACCAACCCAAGTTGTAGTATAGTCTGGATGTATATATACAGTTCCATCTATTTTGTCTTTTTCACTGAATTTAGTATAACATTTATAAAATGTTGAGGCGTCAACGGATTCCTTTTGACTTTCATATTTTTCAAAACATTTATCAAAACAATCACCACTATATCCTGTATAATGTTTTGAATTACATATTACAGTTGATTCATCTAACAACGCCTGTTCTTGTGCTTGGTCGAGCTCTTGCTCGTCACTATATGATTTTTTTTCTGCTGTTAATTTTTCAAAAGTATCATCATTTATTTCTTTAATTATTTCTTGTAATCTAACCTTTTCTTGTTCATCGCTTTCTGTAGTTAATAATAAATCAATTTCACTTTGTAACACTTGATTACTTACATTCTTAATATTTATATTTTCATTTAATTCTAAACTCTCTATCGTTAAAGTTTTTATACCATCTTTAGTTTTTGAAATTTCTGCTCTAATTTTATCTTTTTGTTCTAAAGCCAAATTCTTATTTTTTAATTCTTCCTCTAAATCTAACATTTTTCTGAGTGATGCTTGAATTTTTTGTTGCTTTTCACTTAATATTTCTTCTTTTTTTTCTTCTTCGTCAGTTTTTAATAAATTACTAATTTTTTTGGATGTACTTTCTAAAAATCCATTACCAACTGTTCCAATTTTAGTAGATTTTCGGGGCATTGATTCCATTTTTTTTAATTTTTTGTAATTTTTTCCCTGATTATTAAGATTATCCATATAAAACATTTTGTCTAAAGCTGTATATTTTCCAATATTTTGGTCTTCTGGATCATAACCTGCTTTAAATCCTTTATTCCATTGTGGGTCATCACGATTAGCATCAATTAAAGGTTGTTTTGATGCGACATTTGATTCTCCTGGATTTAATATACTCTCAAATCCTTCATATGTATTATTGTATAAAAGATAGAATAAAAGTACTATAAATGCTAGTACTAAAAAATATATTTTTTTCATATATAATAATAAAATATTTAATCTTATAATTATATGTTTAATTATCTTCTTTATACTGGAGATTTATAAACCGAGAGCTTTTATTTGGACCTCTTTGGACTTAATTAATGCCATGCGGCGCTATTACTGGTTGCTGCATTCGCGTCAAGGGTTGCAGTCGCGGCGTTATTGCGTTGTTGCTTGCACATCGTCGTCGCTCTGGTCTTGCAGGGGATTAGGTTGAACATCAGGGTCTTTTGCCTCCGTGGAAACAGAGTTTTCATTGTTCTGTTGATTTGCATTGTCGGCTACTGCCCTTTGATTATCAAATGGGTCAGCTGTATTCCATTTTTTTCTATTCATAGCATTCTTTGAAGACGAATCATTTTCAAATTTATTTTTTCCAATATCTCTTCCTTCATATATTGTGTTCCAATCATCATCTCCATTAATTATATTATTTGCTCTATCCATCCTATCTAATACAGTATTTCTTCCTATATTTTGGTCATTTTCATCAAACCCAGGATATGAATTTTTATTGAATGGTGGGTCATCTCGGCTAGCATCATATAATGGAACCTCTTTCATATCATTACTTGATAATTCTTTGCATACTTTATATGCGCTTTTACCATCAGCTGTTTGCATTTCCTTAAATGCCAATATTGGACATTTAATACCATTTGCGCGTTGCCACTCAATAAATTCTTTATATTCTTCTAAATTTTCAAAATAAATTGGATTTACACCTGGAACTTCTAATTTTTTTGTATTTCTTAATTCAATTCTACCACCTTTTTGTACTAATATATTAGGACAATCATCTCTAGCAAAACCATCAAATCCTTCAATTAAATCACGACTATTATATTTTATACAAAATGCTAAACCTGCAATAAAACCCATAATTATTAAAATAATTTTTATCATATATATATATTTATTTATAAAAGATTTTTATAGTTCGTTTATATATATGGTTTTAGTTAAACAAATAAATTCCTCGCAAGATTTAGAAAACTATTTCAATAAAACGGATTCTTTTATGCTTTTTATTTATGCTAATTGGTGCGGACATTGTAAGGCAATGAAACCAGATATGGAAAAATTTAAAAAAGAAGCAAGTTCAAAACCTCAAAACATTCTTATTGGTTTTATTGAAGACGCCGCCGTTAAAGCTGACCCAAGAATAAATGAAGTTTTAACAAAATATAATATTAATCCAGAAGGCTATCCAACAATTGTATATGGTAAAAAAAATGAAGAACTTAATGAATTAAAGGGTGAACGAGACCTATATAATTTTAATAAGATTTTGAATGAATTATGTAAAGGAATCACTACAAAACAATCTGGTGGAAGACGTAGAAGAATAAAACGCAAAAGTCGAAAAACAGCTAAAAAAAGAAAAGGGAAAAGAAGACGTAAAACAGCTAAGAAAGGTGGGCTAAAACTTAAGAATATTTTTAGACATAAAAAAAAACCTGATTCCAGTTTATTTAAAATGGGTGATTTTAAAACTGGGGAAGAAACAATAAATCCTTTTCTTGCTGGTCAGCGCGCACAAGCGTATGAAGAGGCAGCAAAAGCTAATAACAAATCTTGGTCCCAAGACCAAAAAGTAGTAAAACGAAAAAAAAAAGAATCAAAGAGTGAAACAAAAGAAAAGTCAAAACATTTGGGTCACGAATATAAACAAAGATATAAACCTTTGGCTGCTCCACAAAGAAAAACCTTTCTCCCTGCACCACCTAAAGGCGGGAGAAAAAAAACCCGTAAAAGAAAAAGAAGAAAAAGAAGAAAAAGAAACAATACTAAAAAACGAAAAAGCAGAAATTGACTAATAAAATATATTTGGTTTAATAGTCATAAAATTGGTATATATATTACCCCATATCTTTGGATATTTTCAAATTATTTTTTATTTCTACATTTAATTATTATCTTATCTTGGAAACTAAATAATAATAAATGTATTATTAGTGAGTTTGAATATTATTTATTTGGTGAAACATTTATAGGCAAAGGAGAAAAATATTTTGTCCCTCGTAAACATAGATATATACTATATACAAACCTTATTATCGGTTATTATTTTGATACCAAATGCGTATTAAGCTGCTGACCAACACATAAAAATGTTGTACACTTTGGCATATACTTGATACAACTAGAATTTATATAAGTGCAAGCTGATCTTATACCACCAAGATAATCTTGCACAGTTTCTTCCATTTTTCCCTTTAATTTAATTTTTACAACTCTACCTTCGGATGATCTATAATTATTCATCTTACCATAATGTTTATTTTGTGCGTGATCACTGCTCATTCCATAAAATAATTTATACTTAACTCCATTTTCTTCTATTATTTCTCCAGGGTTTTCTTCGTGTCCAGCAAATACACCACCACACATTACAAAATCTGCACCACCACCAAATGCCTTTGACATATCACCTGGACAAGTTATTCCACCATCACCTATTATATTTGCATTTAACCCATGTGCAGCATCCGCACAATCCATAATAGCACTTAATTGTGGAACACCGACACCGGTTTTAAGTCTTGTTAAACAGGCACTACCCGGTCCGATTCCAATTTTTACTACATCTACACCTCCATTTATTACTAATTCTTCAACCATTTCACGTGTTGCTACATTTCCTGCTACTAAAATAATATCTTTCCAAGTCGCTCTACATTTTTGACAAAAATGCACTAATTGCTGCATATAACCATTTGCTATATCTACACATAACCATTTACAATCTGTAAATGATACTATATCACATAAATTACTAAAATTTCTTTCATCAATTCCTGTTGAAATCATAAAATAATTAGGATCCATTGGACCAACACTATTCCATCTTTCTTGAAAATGTTTTAAATTATAAAATTTATGTAGACAAGTTATCATTTTATGTTTTGATAATTCATCATATACACCAAATGTTCCTGTTGTATCCATATTTGCAGCTATAATAGGAACACCATTCCATATTTGTTTTGAATGAGGAAATGTTATTTTCCTTTCCAGTTTTACCTCAGACCTTGACATTAATGTAGTTCTTTTTGGTCTGATTAAAACATCTTTAAAATCCAACTGAGGTGTATTATCTACTTTCATATATCAACAAATGCAATTATAAATTTAAATGATTTTTTAATATAATATTAATTAAAAAAATTGAATTTAATATTTATATAATATTAAAATTATAGATAAATAAAATATGGAGTCAGTTGAATATCGTAAAATTAATACTTTTGATGATGGACGCGGACAATATAAATATTATCCAAATAAATGGCTTGTTCTAGAATATAAATATAATAGAGGTAAAATCATTCTACAAAATGCATTTGATAAAGAAGTTATTATTAATACTATTTCTACTTGGAAAACGGACCCTTACACAGATAAAGATGATGCAAACTTGTCAGCTAGTTATGTAGGACCTTCCTAATGTTTTCTACGTCTTTTAGTTCTCTTTCTTCTTTTCTTTGATTTATATTTTCTTCTCTTTTTTCTTTTTTTACGAGTTTTTTTCCTTTTTTTACGCCTTCTTTTCTTTTTACTACCTCCATCTCCTTTTTCTAGGTCATCATCGCTATTGCCATCGCTATCAATATATAATTCACTTTCAACTCTTTCTAATCCGTATCTTTTTAAAAAATCGTCATCTGATTCATTATTTCTTAAACTTTTTATTGCATATTCTCCTATTTCTCTTGAAAAAACTTTATTAGTTAAAAATTTCTTTAACATTCCTTTAACCTTAACTTTTCCTGGATTAGCCTTGTAAAAATTGAGTTTATTGTCTTTTTCTAATAATTCAGCTTTGATGGTTTTTTTCTCTTTTATATTTTTAGTTCTAGCATACATTCTAAATAATATTAAAGATTCGCGTATTAAATCTGTTTGTTTTATTGCATCTTCCTCCTCCTCTACTACTACTTCTTCCGGATTTTGCACAACTATAAATCTACCTCTCCTTACTTCTTTTTGTTTTGGAGCAGCGGAGGCAGCAGCAGGTTGTGATGCCAAATCTGTTGAAAATGTTTTACTTTTCTTCATTATTTATATTATGTTTATAAAATAATATAAATTTACTTTAATCCACCATTAATTATATTTGCACCATAATACATTATAATAAACCCATATACAATTACATATAATCCTAATAAATGTACTATTGTTGATGGTATTTTTTGTGTTTTGTCACGAAAATATTTTACCCAGATTAAAAAACATAAAAATAATAAATGATAAAATATTGATACACTCTCAAAATATCTTTTTAAAAATAAAATAAATGTATGATGAATATTTAACATTCTTTTATTATATATTTATAAAATATATTCCAGAAAATACTAAAAGAATACCTAATCCCTGCATTTTTGTAATCGTTTCATTAAAGATTAAGTAACCAACCAATAAACTCATTAATGTAATTGATACTTCTTCATATAAAACAAAAATTCCTAGATCTGTTTGACGCATTAAAAAATATCTAATAAATAAATATAATATAATAAACAGTGTTCCCAATATCAGAATAAAATAATTTTTTCTCTCTAAATTTTTAATATTTCTTAAAAATTTTCTTGGTGAAATTTGAGTGAAACCAATTATAACTCCTAATATCATAAATACTATTGACTCTAATATTACAAGTGTTGGTATATCAACATTCTTAATTAATTGTTTTTTCGTAGAACTTTCTATAGAATGAAATAAACCAATTAATGGATATAATAAATTGTGTAAATTCATAATATATTATAATTATATAAAAATAATTCTGTGTTTTAATATATATGACTGATTTTACATTTATGAAAACAGGTCATGATAATCTTATTTCCGATGAAATAACAGAAGAACAACAAAATATGATTAGTATTATCATAGGATTTACCGAAAATGCAATGAAAACGGCAGCAAAATATACAATACACGCTGGTAGAAATGTGGTTTTGCCAGAAGATATACAACGTGGTTTGATGCTAGAAATGTTTATATTTAATAAACGAGAAAATATTGTTGAACAATTGGAAGATATAAGACAAGAGATTTTTGAAGATAGTAGCGATGATGAAGAAATTATTATGGAAGACCCAGAAGTAATCCCTGAATTTTGTGAAAGTTCTTGTAACTGTGTTATGTGTAACACTATGAATAATATTAGAAATGCTTGGCAGAATTTTACTCCAACATCTAGGTTAGAAATTTTATTAAAAGACTATATTAATAGAATGAATCCTCCTGAAAATTGAAATAGGAAAATGAATTAAAAATAAAGGTAACTAAATAATATATCACTATGAATCCTACTTTAAGATTACTAGATTTTAAAGTAGAAAACAGAAAAAATTGGAAAATTAAAGATGGAAAAGATAATAGTGAATTTGTTATACAGATGTTTGGTATTGATGAAAAAAAAGTAACACACTCTGTATTTGTAAAGGGGTTTGAACCATTCTTTTATATAAAAACAAATACTAAGCTAACTGATAAAGAATGTACAGCATTTAAAAATAGTATTCTCGAAAAATGGAAAGCAGCTGAACTAAAGAAAAAACTTAAACAAAGGACCATAGAGAGAGATTCTTGGTCTAATACAGAAGATGATGAAGGTTCATATTATGAAAATTCCATTACAGGATTTGAATTAACTAATTCAGAAACATTATATGGGTTTGATAATCATAAAGAACACCAGTTCATTGAAGTGAGATTTAAAAATACAACTGTATTTAATAAAGTAAAAAATTTATTCTTTGAAACTGAAATTGACCCAACAAGTATTTTCGGGAAAAAATTTATACTTAAACCGTATTATTGGAGAAAACATAAATTTGAATTATATGAATCTAAGCTTCCACCTTTACTAAGATTCTTTCATATTAAAAATATTAGTCCATCTGGATGGATTGAATTGCCAAGAAATAAACTTATTAAAAATAAAGGAAAGAAAAGAACATTTTGTCATTTTGAGCATACTATTGAATGGGATGATGTTATACCTCTTCCTGAAAAAGAAACGGCTATTCCAATTAAGATTTGTTCTTTTGATATTGAAGCTAGTTCTAGTCATGGAGATTTCCCTATGCCAATTAAAACATATGTAAAATTATCTGGTGAAATTGTTACATACTGGAATAAAAATTTTAAGACAATTCAAAAATTAACAAAAAAAGACAAAAGGGGTCTTCTAAAACAATGTATTTTATCTTCTTTTGGATTTAAAAATATGGCTGATATTAATTTGGTTTACCCGAAAAAGCCTGTTAATGAAAAACCAATCCGTGATAGAATACATACATTAATATTAACACCAATCGCAGATATTGTTAATAGAAAATTTATTCAATATAAAAGTGAAGGTAGTAGTGATGACGTTGAAGATGAAGATGGAGTAAATAGAATGCGCCTAGGACATTATATTAAGAAAAATAAGACTATTGTTGATTATTTAAATGATGATAAAGAAGACAATTCAAAGAAAATGGAAATTATAGACCAAGCATTAACAAAAATACTTCCACCATTAGAAGGTGATAAGGTAACATTTATTGGTTCGACATTTATGTATTTTGGAGAATGTGAACCATATTTAAATCATGGTATTTGCTTAGGTAGTTGTAATGATTTTGATATTGAAAACTCGAAATGTGAGATTATATGTCACGAAAATGAACGAGATGTATTAATAGAATGGAAGCGCATGTTACAACAACATCAACCTGATATTATTATTGGTTATAATATATTTGGTTTTGATTGGAAGTTCCTTTGTGATAGAGCACATGAACTTAATTGTTTTGCACCAAAAAATTATGATAATCATGGTGAATGGTTTTGTGAAATATCTAAAAATAGAAATATTAAATCAAAGAGAATTGAAAAAACTATTAAAATTGCTAGTGGTGAGCATAATTTAACTTTTCTTGGCATAGATGGTGTTATTCAAATTGATCTATATAATCATTTTAGACGTGAAGTAAACCTTCCATCATATAAACTACAAAATGTAGCATCTCATTTTATTGGAGATATGATAAAAAAATGGGAACATTGTGAAAAAACAAAAACAACAAAATTATATAGCGGTAATCTCACTGGTCTTCAGCGTGAAAATTTCGTATGTTTTGAAATGATTGCTCATTCATCCGATAAATATGATGATGGTGCTAAGTTTCGTGTTATTGATCTTGATGAATCTTCTGGTATATTTACTATTGATGGTCTTATTTATCCAGATGAAGATAAGAAACTTCGTTGGGGACTAGGCAAGGATGATATTAGTGTAAGTGATTTATTCCACGCATTTTCAGATGAAGGAACAATTCAAGATAGAACGAAAATTGCACGTTATTGTTTTCAGGATTGTAACTTAGTGCATCATCTTCTTAGAAAGAATGATATTATTACTGGCATGAGTGAAATTGCTTCTATTTGTTCTGTTCCTATTGACTTTATTGTAATGAGGGGACAAGGTATTAAACTATTAAGTTTTATTGCTAAAAAATGTGCTAATAAAAATACAATGATGCCAGTATTACAAAAAGCAGAAGGTGATGGTTCTTATGAAGGTGCTATTTGTTTCCCACCTAAGTGTGGTTTATATATTGATAATCCTGTAGCAGTTGTAGATTATTCATCACTATATCCTAGTTGTATGATTAGTGAAAATATATCACACGACAGTAAAGTATGGACAAAAGAATATAACCTTGAAGATATGCTAATAAAAGAAACTGGTGTTAAAAATAAAGAAGGTGAATATATTTATGATAATCTTGAAGAATTTAAGTATGTTGATGTTAAATATGATACTTATCAATATATTCGACCTGCGCCAAATAAAAAAGAACAAAAAGTTAAGGTAGGATATAAAATTTGCAGATATGTACAGTTTAATAAAAATAAAAAAGCGATTATGCCTTCTATTTTAACAGAACTATTGGGGGCAAGAAAGGCTACTAGGGCTAAAATTAAATATAAAACTATTATTAAAAATAATGGTGAAGAGGTTATTGGAATTCCTAGTGATAAAGGTGATTCTTATGTTATGAAACAACTTTATATGGAAGATGGTGTCTTAAAAAATACTGTAATTACTGTTGATAAAAGTGATGTTGATACAATGAAAGATACATATAACAGTTTTATGAAAAATGTATTCAATCAGAGACAGCTTGGAATTAAAGTTACAGCTAATTCTCTTTATGGTCAGTGCGGAGCGAGAACAAGTGCATTTTATGATAAGGATATTGCAGCTTCTACAACAGCTACTGGTCGTAAGCTTCTAGTTTATGGTAAAAAGGTGATCGAGGGTGTTTATGGGGATGCAATTGTTGATACAAAATTTGGAAAAGTCAAATCCAAGGCTGAGGTGGTATATGGAGATAGTGTTACACCAGATACACCCCTACTTTTAAGAAATAAACATACAGGTTTTATTGAATTTAAACAAATAGATGATATAAACCATTTCGAAGATTGGGAACCATATGATGGATTTAAAGCTGGTGAATCAAATCGAAGAGAGAAACAGCAAAAATGCGTGAATGATTATGAAATTTATACATCAGACGGCTGGTCTAATATTCGACGTGTCATTAGACATAAAACAAATAAAAAAATTTATAGAATAAATACTCATACTGGAATGGTTGATGTTACTGAGGATCATAGTCTTCTAGATGAAAATTTAGATAAACTTAAACCCGACCAAGCTAAAATTGGTATGAAATTATATCATAAATATCCAGAATTTAAAGATAGTAAACTAAAATTAGTTGATATTTTACAATATATTAAAAATATTGCTAGTAAATCAATAGAAGAAAAGGAAGCTTTTATATATGGGTTCTTTTATGGAGATGGAAGTTGTGGATCTTATAACTGTCCCTCAGGTAAAAAAAATAGTTGGACTTTGAATCAAAAAAATATGGAAACAACTGTTATTTTACAATCTCTTTGTATTGAGGTATTTAATGAAGATTTTAAAATATTAGATACATTGAAAAGCAGTGGTGTTTATAAAATTGTCCCAGCCTGTGGTAATATTAAAAAATATGTTAATATGTTTCGTGAAGTTTGTTATAATAAAGATAAATTTAAAATTATCCCAAGTATATATCTTAATTCTGATATTAAATTCAGATTAGCATATTTTGCAGGATATTATTGGGCGGATGGTGCAAAATGTCCTAATGAAAAAACAAAATGTATTCGTATGGATAATAAAGGTAAAATTGGTTCTGCTATGTTATATTATCTAGCTAAATCTTTAGGATTTAATGTATCTCTTAACACTAGGAAAGATAAGCTTAATATTATTAGACTAACAGCTACAACAGGTAAACAAAGGAAAAATCCTAATATAATTAAAAAAATAGATTATATCGGTGATTCCAGAGACTTTGTATATGATATTGAAACAGAGACAGGAAATTTTAATACTGGTTTCCCTCTCATAGTTAAAAATACCGATTCTGCGTTTGTAGCCTTCAACCTAGAGGATTTATCAGGAGAAAAAATCATAGGAAAAAAAGCATTGGAAATTACAATCGAACTAGCTATCGAAGCAGGGGAATTATCGAGTGAATTCTTAAAAGCACCACATGACTTAGAGTATGAGAAGACATTTGACCCATTCTTACTTTTGAGTAAAAAGAGATATGTGGGAATGCTTTATGAAACAGACCCAAATAAATGTAAGAGGAAGTCTATGGGGATTGTTCTTAAAAGGCGTGATAATGCACCGATTGTAAAGGATGTTTATGGTGGAATTATTGATATTCTGATGAACGAACAGGATGTATTAAAATCAATTGAATTTACAAAGCAATGTTTACAGGATATTGTTGAAGAAAAATGTTCCTTAGATAAGCTTATTATTAGTAAATCATTAAGGTCATTTTATAAAAATCCGGAATCAATAGCACATAAGGTATTGGCAGATAGAATTGCGGAAAGAGACCCAGGTAATAAACCTACCTCAGGTGCTAGAATTCCATTTGTATTTATTCAAACTAAAAAAAAGGAAAAATTACAAGGCAATAGAATAGAAACACCAGAATTCATTAGAGAAAATAAACTCAGACCTGATTACGCTCATTATATCACAAATCAGATTATGAAACCAGTACAACAGGTATATGCGTTATTATTAGACCAAATACCTGAATTTAAATCTAAACTAAAAGCTTTAAGACGACACGAAAGAAGTATTCAAAGACAATATAAAGATGATAATAAAAAGTGCAGGGAAAAAATAAATAAAATCAGAAATAAAGAGGTCAAGGAACTTATATTTTCAGAAGCATTAAGAGATGCTGTTAACCTTAAAAATAACCAAAAATCTATTAAAAAATTCTTCAATTAATTACTAACTATTATCTCTTTTGTAGTTTCTCCCGGATTCTTTGAATGAATAGCTCTTCTTGCGACTATTTCTTCTATCTTATATTTTTTAAATTTTTTTACTATTAAATCTACACTAGAATTATTCATAATGAATTTAATTTTTTTTCTCTCTAAAAAGTCTATCAGAACAAATAAATCTTCATGGCTTTTTTTATCAAAACCTTTCTCGTTATATTTTACAAATGATTTTTTTGTTTCGGGTAAGTAAGGGGGGTCCAAATATACAAAATCCCCTTTTGCTGCTCTTTTTATAGAATCTCTAAAATCCAAGTTAATAAATTCCACACACTGTATCATATTACTTATTTCTTTTAAGTGTTCTTTATCAATTATTTTTGGTATTTTCTTTTTATCTTTTAAACCATATGGAATATTCAATCCATTTGGTCCTTCTCTATAAAGCCCTCTGAAGCCTGTTTTATTAAGAAATATAAAATATGCCGCCGTGTTAATATCTTCTTTTTTTGTTGTATTAAATTTATTACGTATCCAATAATAGTAATGTTCTCTAGTTAGTTTATATGTTTCGTTGTTTATATTTTTTGGAGCACCGCGCTGTCCGTCTGTATTTATTTCAATAGAATTAAATTCATTAATGATTTCTGTTATTTTATCAGTTAATAATTCATAATTTATTTTTAATTGGTTAAACGTATTAATAAGATATTTATTATAATCATATGCGAATATTCTCCCTGAAATTGCTATCAGCTTTCTTTTTTTTAAAGATAATAAAGTAAACAGAACACTTCCACCTCCTAAAAATATTTCATGATAATTATTTATTTTTCTTGGTATATACTTAACTATAGTATTCATTAATTGGCTTTTCCCACCAACCCATTTTAAAAAGGGTTTTATTATATTGGACTTTTCTCCCTGGTAATCAACTTTCATATTAAATTATTATATTGATTTCTTTTTACACTATTTAACAAATTTACTTAGAATTATATTTCAGATAATTATTATTAAATAAGTAATGGAAAAAAAACAAATAGACGAGTATACGGTTGTTGATATAAAAGATAATTCAGGTAATAATTTAACTAAAAGAAAATATAGGATTGATGTTAGTAATAATGCACTTATTACTGTTTCTGATATAAAACAAAAATTTGCTTCTAAAAGATATTCAATGAAATCTAAAAAACATCCAAAAATGTTTCCACCTAGAATCACTATTGAAACTGATAGGTCACCCTTAATTTTTCGTAAAAAATCTGGGGAATTTATGAATGAAAAAGTTAGTAGATGTTCACATATATGTAAAGCATTACCACTAGTGTGTAAAAATTTTGGTCTTAAACTAGAAGACCATTTACTATTGGGGGGTGAGCATAATGTTAAAATTTCACCTGATTTTTCTTCACCAATATCACAAGACCAAATATTAAACGAAGAAGAGAAAAAAAATGTAGTATTGAACGACCCTAAATTTGGAATGTTCAGTTTATTTCAATACCATCTTACAAGGGGGTATTTAAATAATGAATTAAAAAAATCAAATAAAGTATATTGTTCTCATATTTTTTCTCTTGTTCTTGCATTACCTATACTTATTTTTATTGGCCAATGGACGTTGTATTCAGCTCTTATACTTGATTTTATTAGCAAAGGTGACCAAAATTTATGTAATAATGATAGTTCATTTGAATTGAAACTAATGGTATTAGGTGTTTCAATAATATATTTTGTTAGGAGTTTTTTTATATGGGATAGTTTAACTACTAGAATAAGCCTTGATAAAATGGCTAGAGTCGATAGTTATGCTGTTATATTAGATACATTCCAAGAATTTGCATTTTGTATATTAGTATATACGGCTAATATGTGGATGTGTTTTATTGAACAAGATATACAAAATATGATTTTAAATAGTCTAGCTATGGAATTTTTAATGCAATTAGATAATGAGTTTGAGGAAATTTATTTCAATAATTTACCTGGTTCAGCAGAAGATATATATGATAATGTTTTTGTATCATATAAAAATAATAAATTTTTGTTATCTGAAAGGCGGAAAAAAGATAAATGTTTCAGGTGTTTTAGTTATTTTGTATTAATCCCTTATAAACTATTAGTTATTACTATTTTTTTCTTTCCATTTATTTGTTTATTTATGATGATAGCTGGACCTTTATGTAAATAGAAATTAATTATATAAAACTTTATATATAATTAATATAAATGGATAATCCTGAATTAACAAGAATGTTAGAATGGTTAAAAGAAAATAAAGCGGAATTTGATGATATATATTTTAATGAATATGATAATAATGAACGGGGTGTACATTCAAAAAATGATATACAAAAAGATAAAAATGTGATTAAAATTCCTAAAAAATTGCTTATACATAGTGGTAGACCATCTAAATATGGTAATTTAATGGATGAATATGATATTACCACACCAAAAAAAAAATTAGATAAACTAGTTTTATTTATGTTAGAAGATATGAAAAATCCAAATAGTTTTTACAAACCTTATTATGATATATTACCTCATGATTTAAGCCATTTACCTATTTTTTGGACAGATGAAGAAATAGGTAATTTGGAAAACAGCCATTTTGTTTCTCATATTTTAAATAGACAAAAAATGCTAGAAAATAATTATGAAAAATTAAGTAAATTACCTCAATTTGCTGAAGAATTTTCTTTTGGCGATTATTGTAAAGTAAGGTCATTAGTTGGTTCAAGAAATTTCGCATTAAAAATAGATGATGAAAATGTTGCTGCAATGGTTCCATTAGGTGATATGTTTAATCATAAAATAGAACCTGATGTACGTTGGACGTTTGATCCAAAATTAGATTCATATGTTATGAGAGCGAACCATCCTATTTTAAAATCTCAAACTATTACTGATTCATATGGTAAAAAAAGTAATAAGGATTATTTATTATATTATGGATTTACGAGTGGTAATAATGATTTAGATTCAAAAATGTTTATAGATTTAGATTATGATTTATCTGATGATTTAATTTCACAAGAAAAAAAAAATTTAATAAATCAAGAACAGAATTATTTTTTAGAGAGAATAATAAATTCTAAAGATAATCAACGGCTATTATCACAATTAAGGATTATATGTGCAGATGTTAAGGAGATTAAACATATTATTGAAAATCATAGCGGGGACAGTATAGTTCCTTTTATATCAAAAAAAAATGAAATAAAAGCATTAAAATTATTTTTAGAAATATTAAAAAAAGAAAAAGAAAATTATAGAACATCACTAGATGATAATATTAAATTATTAAAAGGCGAAGAAAATACAAATAAAAAATCTGCTTTAAATATTATTGTTCTTGAAAAGGAAACAATTAATATTTTAGAGAGAAATATTCAAAAAATATTAAATGACAATATGTTTAATTAATTTACATTATTTACATCATTACTACTAATATCTGTCGTATTAGTAATATTGTTGAATGTTTGTGGTATAAAAACTGAGTATTCTAAGTCTATTAAATTTCCTGATATATCATTCATATTTTCTGATAATGATGTTCTTAATGCGTTCTCTACGGCGCTTGTTAAATTATTTATTATTTCACTTGATATTGTTTGGATTTCATTGGATTCATTATCGGTTGATAATAAACTTCTTGATTCACTTTCGCTGGATGAACTTGTTGAGCTATCAATATTATTATTTATTCTTTCAAATTCATAATCTCTTATATCAAATCTACACATAGGACACCTAGGACTGAATCTGAAATGTCGTCTTAAACTTAATTCATCAAATATATGACCACAATGCATTATTTCTATAATTGATTGGTCTGGTGTAAATTGTTCTCTGCGTATTGGACAAATTGTTTGATTTGTTGATATATCACGATATTGCAATATTCGTGTACTATTTCTTATTTGTCTTACACTTGGTCTTACTCTAACTGGTGAATCATTCATAGTAAAATTTAATATATCATCTGTATTATTAAATCTCATTGTTCTTCTTCTTCTATTTGATGTTAAGCCTGAGAAGAAAAAAGGTTCAAAAACATCATCAGTTGTATTACCTGTTATATTACTAGTTGTATTACCTGTTATATTACTTGTTGTATTACCTGTTGTATTACCTGTTATATTATCAGTTGTATTACTTGTTGTATTACTTGTTGTATTACCTGTTGTATTGCCTGTGTTAAAATATCTTGTTCTTCTTTGACGAAATAAAGGTGGTGGTTCTATTATAGTATTTGTTCTTTCGCGAACAGGGCTTAAAAATGATGTACTATTTGGAAATACTGTTCTATTTTCAAATGTTGTGCTATTTGAAAATGTTGTAGGATTTGATATTGTTATTGGAGGCGGAGCAGGTGGATCAAAAAATGGTCTTCTTGGTGGTGGTTGTGGTTCAGAAACAGGACCTATGGGAGGTGGTGATATAATTGGGGGTCTATTTCTATTTCTTCTTAAAGACGGCATACGTTCTGACCTTCTATTTCTATTTCTATTTCTTGAATTATTGTTTAATTCTTCATTATTATTATTTCCGCTATTTAACATCATTAATGTTCTAACAATTTCAAGAATGTTATTATTTATTGTTCTTAAATCGTTGCTTAATGAACGGGTTGTATTTATTTGTTCATTACATACTCTTAAGTACAACTCAACTAAATTATCTGATAATACTGACATATATATATATATCTAATAATATTATAATGTTTATATTTAAACAATATAAAAATATCTATTGCTATTTAGGTATATGTTATCGTTTGAAAAATTAAAGGATAAAGATAAATATAAAGACAAAGGATTTACGGGTTTGCAAAATTTAGGGAATACTTGTTTTATGAATTCTGTATTACAATGTTTGTCTCATACGTATGAGTTTAGTGAATATTTAGATACTGGAGATTATAAAAAAAAACTTAATAGAAAGCCTGATTCATTAATTTTATTAGAATGGGATAAATTAAGAAAAATGATGTGGGATGAAAATTGTATAATTAGTCCAGGAGGATTTTTTACTGTTATTAGAAAAGTTGCAAGAATTAAAGATAAGCCGTTATTTACTGGTTATGCACAAAATGATTTACCTGAATTTTTAACATTTATATTAGATTGTTTCCATGAGTCTATTTTAAGAGAAGTTGATATGAAAATTACAGGCGAAATTAAAAATGAAACAGATAAATTAGCAAAGGAATGTTTCACTATGATGCAAAATATGTATAAAAAAGAATATTCTGAAATGTTGCAAACTTTTTATGGAATTCATGTCTCTAAAATTGAAACTCTTGGAGGTGATTATCTATCATCATCACCGGAACCGTTTTTGATGTTAGATTTAGCAATACCTAATAAAAAACAACCTACTTTAGTTGATTGTATTGATAAATATACTGAAGTAGAAATTTTAAACGGGGATAATAAGGTATTAAATGAGAAAACTAACAAAAAGGAAGATGCTGAGAAGAGAATTCAATTTTGGAGCCTACCTCAAATTTTAATAATTACTTTAAAAAGATTTTCTAATTCCAATAGAAAAAATCAAGCATTAGTCGATTTTCCTTTAGATAATTTAGATTTAACAAAATATATTGTAGGCTATAATAAAACTTCTTATATTTATGAGTTATATGGAATATGTAATCATAGTGGTGGGGTTTTAGGGGGACATTATACATCATATGTTAAAAGTATTAATGGTAATTGGAATCATTTTAATGATCAGAGTGTAACAAAAATTAATGAATCTGAATTGAAATCACCGAAAGCATATTGTTTTTTCTATCGCAAAAAAAAATAAGATAATACTATATATAATGAATAATATTCCACAACCACCACCAAATAATACTCAACCGCCTGATTTTAATTCGGATGGCGGAGGAGGTTTAAATATAAGTCCATCTGATGGATACCCGAAAATGTATGATTTTATTGATAATGGGATAAATGCTGGTTCTAATCCTAGTGTATTAATTATGTTTACTTTCATTATTGTTATTTATTATGTTATTTTTCATTATTTAGGTATATCTCTTGCACAAGAAGCACAAATGTCTCCCGAACAATTAAATACACCTGGCATCACCTTTTTAGAAATTGTTATGTGGGGACTTTTCATATTCCTTGTACTTATTAATGGTATGCAATATTTTTTCAAAATTGATGTTAAAACTGGTATTAAAAACTTATTTTCTCCTACACCCGAAGTTGATTTAACAATTTCTATGCCTGAGGACGAAGAAGAAGAAGAAGTAATCGAAGAAGAACCTTTGCCTGAAATTAAATATGATAAACAAGTCTTCCATGTTCCTAATAACATTTACACTTATAAAGATGCAAAAGCTGTTTGTAAAGCATTTGGTGCTGAATTAGCCGATTATGACCAGATTGAAAAAGCATATAAAAATGGTGCAGAATGGTGTGGATTCGGATGGTCTAAAAATCAAATGGCACTTTATCCTACACAAAAAAATTCTTGGAAAAAGTTACAAAAAAGAAAAGGACGTGAAAATGATTGCGGAAGACCTGGCATTAATGGAGGATTTATTGATAATAAACAAGCACCATTTGGTGTAAATTGCTATGGTTATAAACCTAAAATGTCACAAGAAGAAGAATTGACTATGAAAAAACATAAACTTGTACCAGCTAATAAAGCTGATAAAAGATTTGAAAAATTAGTTAAAAAATATCGTGATCAAATTAAAGATATTGCTGTTTCACCATTTAATTATGGTGAATGGAGTAAATTATAAATCAATATTCCGCCCCTTTTCTTTTAAAAAAACATAATAAATTATTATTACTATAATAATAGCTTTCATAAAGCTAATTATTCTAGGTTCTACATTTCTTCTAACTGTTAATGTTATATTACCTTGTCTCCTTTCATAACATATATCTCTTAATAGTTGTTGTTGTCCTCTAAAACCTGGAGGATAAGCAAATTCTCTACATATTATACAGCTTTTTTTTTGTTCATACCATTTTTTATAACATTTATTATGAACTACATATCTACATTCACATATTAAATTTAAATTTGATTTTTCATTTTTTTTCACTGCATTATAACATATAATACATTCTTTCATTATATGTTATAAATATTTATTATTACATTTTTTTACGGGTTTTTCTTCCTCCTCTTTTATTTTTTCTTCTTGTGTTTCTTTTTTTCCCCTTTTTTCTACCACCCATTAATTTTATTAAATTATCATATAAACCATCATTTACTGTTCCTATTGGTTGAATATCATTTTCAATATCCATCGAACTATCTATATCTTTATTTTGATGTATTAAAAATAAACCTGCAGGAACTGCCATTCTTGATACACCACCACTCATATTTTTTACATTTAAGTTTTTGATTGCTGAACCTCCTTTCTGTAAAATATTTGAATTTATTACAAAACCACCCGCCTTTATTTTTCCACCATTATTATAAAATACTAAATCGTTATCAGAAAATATTTCTTCCATATATATATATTAATAATTAGATATTACTTAAATATTTTTTGCCCAATTGAAACTATTATCAATAATTTCCTTTTTTTCTATTATTTTTGATTCTCTAGTAGCTTTTTTTTTTACATTACTATTATTTATCATATGTTTTGCTAAATGAGGTGAATTATATAAAATTTCTAAGTTATATCTAGGTTTTATATGTTCATAAATTATTCCTTTTAATTCTGAAAAAAAAGAACCATTTGTATCATAGTGAAACATATTTGACACGCTATCTCTATGTTCTAAACGTTCTCTTTCATAAAAAAATTCTAGGTTTGAACATAATTTCCGTTCAAAATTTTCAATAAAATTTTCTGTTAAAATCTCTCTAGTTTTTTCATTTTTTAAAAAATCCTCTTCTTTATAATTTTCTTTTAAATAACGCTCCTGAATTAATATTTCATTCAATATTGGATCCTCTGATAATTTTTCATTATTAAAATCTACTTCTTGTAACATTAAAATTACTCTGATATTTTATATAATAGTGTTGCTATCTTATTTCTAAGTTGTTTTTCATCTAGGATTGCATATGCATTACTTTTAATTTCATTTGTCACTTTATCACAAAAATAAATTACATATGCTCTGTTTAATATTTTTTTATTTTTATATATTATTTCTCCTCCTAAATCTTTCATATTTTCATCTAACCAATATTTGAAGTCACTTTTGTTTCTCACTATTGTATTATAATAACCATTCATGATAATATTTATTACCATGTATAGTTTAAGTCATTTATTGATATAATCTTTTTATATCTTTTACATATTTTACATTTCTTCTTTCTCTAATATAATTTATAAGCTGTTCTACTTTTTCTTCACTTTCTATACATTCATTTAAACATTCTTTCAAAAACTTAAATGTTAATGGTGCTGTGACTTTGTTATTTTGAAATTTAAGTAAACCATCACTTATTTGTATCTGAGCGTGTGTTAACTTTTCCGTTTCTACATAATTTAATATCTGTTCTGTTAAATTATTTTTTTCTCTTCTTTCATTTCTTATAGCATCTTGGTAACGTTTTATTTTATTATCAATTGATACCCACTCTTGAATGTTTTGTTCAAAACTCATTTATATTATATAAATTCTTTTTTTTAATTAATTTATATAATACTTAATTTTACATAGTGATTTCTTACTTACGTCTTTTTCTGCGCTTCTTTGAACCGCGACGCTTACGTTTACGCCCGCCCTTACGTCTACGTTTACGTGTTGCTAAATATGTTAATCCGAATGGTACCATTGCTTGATTGATAAGTGCAGCCATACCTCCTCTACGTTTCTTACCCTTTCTCTTGTTTGTCTTACTTTTACGTCTATGACGTCTTCCGCCTACTTTCATTGTTCTAATTCCTGGCATTATAATATACATTTAGATATTATTTATCTACAACTTTAAAAGAAATTTTTGTTCTTAACAAAAGTATGAATATTCCTAAAATTAATAAAAAACTTATAATTACAAAAACTATTGATAAAAATATATATGGGTATATTTCTTTTATTATCATATCTACCACCGGACGCATCAATTCTTTCAAATCTTCTTTAACATCTTTACGCTTTAATACTTCTAAACATTTTTCAATTATCATATCTTTTATGTCAGTCATATAATTTGTTTTTATTAATTTGCGTATACAATACCGCATATTTTTCTAAATATCCATTAATGAGTACAATATTTAAAACTGATAATAACTATGATTTTAGTAAATTAAAATTAAATAATCCTAAAGGATTACAAGGTGGTGCTTACTTTTCAAAAATTACAGTAAATGATCACCCTGTTTTAATACAAACACCTAAATGTTTAACTAAAGATGGAATACATAAAACTGAAAAAAGAATTTATTGTGATCTTAAATTTAGCGATTCTAACGAGCAATTATTTAAATGGATTGAAACTTTAGAAGAAAAAATACAAAATCTAATTTATGATAAAAAAGATATTTGGTTTCACAATGATATGGATATGGATAGCATTGAATATTATTGGCAAAATTTATTAAGAACATATAAAAAAAACTTTCAATTGCTCAGAACATTTGTACAAAAACCTAGAAACTTTGATTCCGCTAGGCTTATACAAATTTATGATGAACAAGAAAATCAGCTATCCCTTGATGATATTAAAAGCGATACTGAAATTATTTCTATTTTAGAAATTACTGGACTTAAATTTACATCACAAAGTTTTAATTTAGAATTTTATTTAAGACAAATTATGGTCTTAAAAAATAAACCTTTGTTTACCAAATGCCTTATTTCTTTGTCTGATGGTAATGCACAACTAAACAAGATTGAACCTATTAAACTTAAAACTACTGAATCTTTAGAAGAAACTTATACAAATGATAAATTACATAACCATACAATTAAAACTGAAAACAAAACCATTATAAATGATGATGATAATACATCTAATGAAATTAAACACATTAATAATAATTTAACAGATGCCAATATAGATAATAATAATTTAAATATTGAAAAAAATACAAATAATTTAGAAACTCTCAATGATAAAGTAGAACATTCTACTGAAAATTTAGAGGATAATTCTAATATTAAAAAAGAAACTTCTACTGAAAATCACAATAAAAATTATAATAATAATGATAATGATAATAATAATAATAATAATAATAATAATGATGGTAATGATAAAGTTGAAGAAATAAATATAGATTCTTTTAAAAAAGATGTTAAAGATGAAATTGAAATTATCGAGAAAACTTTAGAAAAAAATGATAATAGTTTAACAGAAATTGATATTAAGCTTCCAAAAAAAGAAAATTCGATTAAATTAAAATCTGCCAAAGATGTTTATTTGGAAATTTATAAAGAAGCTAGAAAAAAAGCAAGGGATGCAAAGCGCGAAGCTATTAAAACATATTTAGAAGCAAAAAAAATTAAATCAACATATTTATTGGATGATTATGAAAGTTCCGATGATGATTTAGAAGATTATTCTGATTTATTTAATTAATCTTTAGTAAAAAATTAACATATTTCCAAAAAAATTTTATATGTTAATTTTATATAATGAAGTTACAAAAGATGCTCAAAAATCTTACAGGAAACCATATGGTATTAGTTACTGTTTTAGTTTCTGTTGCTCTTATTTACTTTATCAATAATTACTCCTCTTCAAAGGGTTCTGTTAGTGAAGGTAACACTGGTGCTAGAGCAGATCAGTTAGCAGGCGGGCCTGATTTAGGAGGAAATGCTCCTGCAAATCCTGGAAAAGGATGCAATAATGGTAAATACAAGGCTAGTGGAGCACCTAACTTTAGGTATGCATCCGCTAAAGGCTTAGCAACCAACAAACATGGGTTACCATCTTCTTGTAACAAACAGGCCAGTGTTGATCCATCACAACTTTTACCTTCCGGAGGAAACAATGCATTTTCCAGCATGAACCCTGGCTGTGGAGGTGATGTCAAGAATGTTAGCTTATTGAAGGCTGGTCATCACATCGGCATTGATACTGTTGGACAAAGTTTAAGAAATCCTAACTTACAGATACGTTCTGAGCCCGCAAATCCTATGGTCAAGGTCAGTCCTTGGATGCAATCTACTATTACACCCGATACAATGAGAAAATCACTTGAGGCTGTATGCAGACAGTAATTTTTTAATTTAAATCATTCAAAAATTTTAATGATTTAACTTTATTAATATATTATATATGTCATTGAAAATTAATGGATTTGGTTATATTCTTATAGGATTTGTTTTAATTATATCGCTAAAAATATATTTTGAGTCCGATTCATACAATCTAAAATGTATTATTTCTGATGAAGATAGTAATACTTATTGTGTCCGAGAAACACCTAAATTACAAATGGTTGCTGATTTATTAGCTAGAGTTACTATGAAACTTAAAAAAATTACTTCCTATTTAGGAAAAAAATACCCCAATAGAGAGAATGTTAAACGAATTGTTAATAATTTTAATCCAAAAAAAATTGTTGAAATATTACCTACATCTAAATATACTGCATACAGTGAAAATAAAGGAGAAAAACTCGCTTTTTGTACTACTAAAGAAAAACACGGCTCTGAACTTATTGATGAAAATACACTTACATTTGTAGCTTTACACGAACTTGCACATATTATGAGTAAAACTATCGGACATAATACTGAATTCTGGAATAATTTCAAATTTTTATTAGAACACTCTGTCAAAATCGGTATTTATAAACCCGTTGACTATAAAAATAAAAATGTTTCTTACTGTAGTATGGAATTAACCGATAATCCATACTATGATATGTAATTACTTTAATAGAGGTTCATTTGTTTCTTTTGGACAATATGTAGCAACAAATGAACTATCCGAATCCATTAATGTATCCGATACAGGCATTTCTATATTCAAATATCTCCCTTTATATTTTGACATACAAAGACAAGTTGTTTTATTATTTGAAAAAAATATCATAATATGGTTATTATCTTCGCTATGAAAGCTAAATATCGTTTTTATTACGTACTTAAATTCTTCTTCTATAATGACTTTTTTATTTTTTAGTTTATAATCATGCCATTTTTTCATTACTTCTCCATAACTGCCAACATTCCAAGGAACCTTTATAATTGTATTTGGTTCTTGTTTTAAAAGTTCTTTTATAAATTTTATTATCATATATAATTACATTTTTTTTAATTTTTTACAAAATATTTTATAATTCCCTTTTAATTCATCTGTTTCAAAATACTTATTACTTTGCAATTCAAAATATGTTTTGTCAAATTCTGGAAAATATGTATCATATTCGTTCTTTTCATCACTTTCTATCTCTGTTATAAATATTTTTTTTACATAACCTGTTTCTAAAACTTGTTTATAAATCTCTCCTCCACCTATTACCCAATTTTCATCATATTTTCTATTTTTACAAAAAAATCTTAATAACGATACATCATTTAATAAATAACTCCCACCATTTAAATCAAATACATCTCCCCTCCTTGATAAAATTATATTTTCTCTATTTTTTAACGGCTTATTCCCAGCTGGTAAGCTTCTCCAAGTTTTTGAACCCATTATTACTGAATTATTGCCATCACCTGTCGTTATTTTTTGAAACCTTTTAAGGTCTTCGGGTAAATAAAATGGTAATCCATTTTTAAACCCTATTCCTCTAGTTTTTTTACACATTGCTACAATAATATTAAACATCTTTAGTTAAATATAATACCCTTTATTTATATACATGTCTAAAATATGTAAGATAAATAACATTGTTAATAATAATGTTGAACACGTCTATGTATTCATTGGCAGTAATAATTTTTCTAAAGCTGATGCATTAAATAACCCTGAAATATTTAGTGATATAGAAAAAAAAAACTTATCCGAAGATAAAATTACACTTATACCACAATACATACATAAAGATGATACTGTTGATAATATCAAACAAAAAATATCTGCATATACTAATTTAAATTGCTCTACAAGTGAAATTTATATGTTCTATCTTCAAAAAAAAATATTAAACCCTACTATCTATTATAATCAATTAACACAAGATGATTCCTTACCTTTATCTAAAGAAAAAATATGTGATTTATTACTAAATATCGCACACCATAGTAATGAAAAAAAAGTTGCTGAAAAGGGAAAAATAATGACTGGTGGTAGTAAAGAAAAATTTAAAAAATATGAAAATACATTTTGTGATTGTACTGATATTTCTATACTTCTTCCAGGAAAAGATAAAAAAACTAAGGCTATTCCTGCTACTGTTGATGAAGCTTTTAAAATTGCACTTAATTTAAAAAATTGCCTTGGATTTTCATACAATAGAAAAAAAGGCACTGCATATTTTCATAGCAAAATTGATGAAACTAGAATGTATAACGAAGAAAACCCAAAACCAGGTAAAAAGGGTCCCTCAAGAAAACATAAAAATCATGATGTTTATATTATAAAAAAAGGTAAATATAAAGATATTAATTTAAACCCTGCACAAGAAGAACAAATTGAACTACCTGATTTTGAAGTTCCTGAATCTAAAGAATCTGAATCTAAAGAACCTGAATCTAAAGCACCTGAATCTAAAGCTCCCGAACCTAAAGAACCTGAAAAGGAAGAAAAAGATGAAGAAGATGAAGATGAAGAAAAAAAAGATGATGAAGCTGAAGATGAAGCGGAAGATGAAGCGGAAGATGAATCGGAAGATGAAGATGAAGATGAAGAAATTGATGAAATTAACTATGATGATATTATTTATGATAATATTTGTAGTAACATATTCGAATCTGAAAAAGATAGCTTTGATTATGAAGACCTAAGAAATATGCAAGATTTTGACTGGGAAAAATACAAATATATTACTGTACCAATGGGTATTAAATTAGTTTTTAAAAATAAATATATATTTGCGGCAAATCCTTTTAATAATATTACTATTGACGCATTTATAAGACGAGAAATTACCAATATTTTAACTACTCAAAATAATAAATTACTATTCGAATTTGGTGATATTTTACAAAATAACATTTTTATTACATTATGCGAAAATGTACTTCAAGGTAATAAACTTAATCAAGATTATTTAATAAGTCTTTATTATCCAATTCTTTATAAAAAAAATATTACATCTTTAAGATTGTTACAAGAAAATAAACAACAATTATTAGAAAGTCAAAAACAAAAAAATGATAAAAAATATATAGAATATAATAAAACTATTGACTTTTTACACGATGTATATAATAAAAAAAACTCTGATTTGGATTATCTCCATAATACTCCTGGTATTACTGAAATTGAATTTACAATACATCCTATTTATAAGATTGTTTTTCCTCTTGAAATATTATTCAAAATCATAAATTCTTCTATTAATGTTCCAATGATAAAATTTAATCCTGGGAAAAAAAATGAAAATATCTATAGATTTTATACTGGATTTAATGTCTCTGATGATGGTAGAAAAATACCATATTTATATACAAATAGTTCAAATAAAAGAAATAAAATCCTAAAAATTGCAAGACAAATTGCTACTACAAAAAAAGTTAGTTTTTATATTGAATTTAAAGAAGAAGAAAAACAATTTTTCTTTTTTTGTGACTTTTTACAAAATGGTAATATAATTATCAGAACTTCGTTCCAACAACCAAAAAAAATTAAATTTATAGAAAAAATAATTCACAAATACATTAATAAACCTATTATCAAAAAAATTAAAAACTTTTTGGAAAATAGTGGATATACTTATATTGATTTTAAAAATTTAAATAGCGAAAATATAGAAATTAATAAAATTTCTTATTCATTGCAGCTAAATATAAATAAAAAAATAAATATTAAACCTATCAGAGGTTGTTTATCATCTGTTTTCAATTTATTAACTTCTAATAATGATAATATTGATCTAATTTATAAACGCGTAGGTAATTATAGTGAACTTGATGCACAACAAAGTTTTATTAATAATCTTAAAAAACAAAATATCGATAGCGAAAAAATTATTATCGGGTTAAAAGAAAATTTTAAGATTTCTCTTGATGAAGCTAAAAGAAAATATATTGAATGGGCATCTGGTGTACAAACTGAATTAGGACTTTTTGCTAATAAAAAACTAAGCATTTTAACCAATTCTGGTTTTCCTGTATTTATAAGAAAAAATAAAATTACTAATGATATTACTATAACAGTTCAAAATATTAATAATATTGGATATATTGATTTTATACATTTATATATTGATAGTATATTTCGTTTAATTATTGATAAAACTAGTTCTGATGTTGAAGAGAGTACTATTAAAAAAATATGTTCAAAAGTTATTGATATTAATATTCAAAAAGAAGAGGAAATAACGGCTAAAGTTGAATCTGCATTATTAGACAGAGAAAAACCTAGTATATTAACCAGTGGAGACATTACATTTGAAAATGAGTTAGATAACGATTTTTTAGATCTTGTTATGGGAGGAGATGACGAAGATAATTCTGAAGAAGAAGAAGAAGAAGATGATGATGATATCTGGGATGATGATGAAGATGATGGAGAAGACTTTTTTGGAAGCAATATTGTAATGAATGTTGCTGAAACTCAAAATACTATAGAAGATTCTGGTGGTGGTGGTGAAAGTAAAAGTAATATATTTGATTCTGCCGGCGAAGATAGTAAAGATTATGAACCTATTGATCTAGAAGGAGAACCTATCAAAGGAACTAAAAGTATATTTATGAAAAAAAAATTAGAATTAGAGCCTAAGTTATTTTTAAAAACAAATACTGGTAGGTATAATGCTTATTCTAAGTCTTGTCAAGCTGCTAAGGCAAAACAACCTATAATGCTAACCTCTGAAGAACTAAAATATATTGATGATATTGATAAAACAAATCAAATGAAATCATATGATGAATTCTTAACATATAGAAGCGACAAAGAAAAAGAAGAAAAATACCACTATATTTGTCCTAGATTTTGGTGTATGGCTGATGAAAACGGTAAAAATAGAAGTATAACTCTTGAAGAAATTAATAAAGGAGGCTGTGGTGGTTGGGACGCACTAATTCCACAAGGGTCCAGTAAAGTTCCTAAGGGGAAAAGAATATATGAATTTACAGATGATAGATGGCATAAAGAAAATGTTAAAACTGATAATAGACTTGTTTATAAACCTATGTTTCCTGGATATCAAGGAAAAGATAAACATCCTGAAGGATTATGTGTTCCGTGTTGCTTTACAAAACCATCTCGTAAATCTACTGATGATACTGCATTAAAACATATGTATAAACCTGAGGGAAAAAAAAATAAAGAAGGTATAGGTCCTTACTATAAAGTAGATTCAAATGGTAATATAGAATTAGATACAATAGACCCTAATGCAAAGAAACAGAAAAGAGAAAAACCTAGCGATTCGCAAATCAAAAAATTTAAAATTTGTGACCAAAAAAAAGAAGAAGTAGAAGAACAAACTGTTGATTCAAAAGAAAAAACATATGGTTCTCCCCTTGATGGAGATGAAAGTTTCCCACTTAATATGGGACAATTGGGCTATCTCCCCTCGCCTGTCGTTTTATTTTTACAATATTCACAACAATATATTATTTTATCACAGGTTGGTAGGAATCTTATTATAAATGAAGATAATAAACCTCCAGCTAGATATTCAACTGGTCTTCTATCTAGATTTACTAAAAAAGGTAAACAACCTATATCTTATCTTCTAAGAAAGGGTGTTGAAGAGAGCGAAAATCAATCTTTTTTATCTTGTATTGCAGATGCATATGGACATATCCAAGACCCATCTATTTATAATCTTCAGACAACACTAAAAACAAAACCCATTAAAAGTATTGGAGAACTTAAACAACATATATTGAAAAATTTAAAACTAGATTCATTCGTTAAATTACAAAATGGAAACTTAGTGCGTATATTTTTTAAAGAAAGTAAAAGTAAAATTAATATTGAAAAGTATAAAGACTCACAAATTATTAAATATATCTCCAAAAATATTTCAAATAGTGAAATTTATTTATATAAGATGATTGCTGCTTTTAAGAATTTTAAAAATTATATTAAAAGTAATAAAGTTATAATTGATTATGAATTTTTATGGGACTTCTTATGCACTCCCAAATCCAGAGGTGGACTTTTTAATTATGGATTAAATCTTTTTATTATTAATAGTCCTAATGATGATATTACACAAAAAATAGAAGTTATTTGCCCAACTAATCATTTTAATAATGAACACTATTCTTCAGAAAAACCTACACTTATTTTATACTCTAAAAATGGATATTATGAACCAATATATAGATATACAAGAATATCAAAGGATGAATATAAAATTATGAAAACATTTGAACTAGAAAATATTAAAAAAACAGCCCCTGAAATATCTAATATATTTTTGAGAATTAGAAGTAAATTAATTGAAGAGTGTAAACCACTTCCAAGTTTACCAGACAGATTCAAATTTAGAGAGAATATTCTGTTAAATCAAATAAAAGAATTATTAATTAATTATCTGCCGCATTATACTATTCAAAAACAGGTTATCAATTATAATTATAAAACCATTGCAATTATTGTTCAAAATAATAAAACCAATAAAATGCTATATCTTCCTGTATTACCTTCTGGTATTGTAAATAATATAGAATTTCTTTTTGTTGGAGAACCTGAAATTATATTTAACTTATCAGATACAGTTAAAATGTTAAAAGAAATCAATGAATTATCTAGAAAAAAAATTCCATCAAAACCTAAAATGTTTTTAAATGATGAAGGAAAAAACGTTGGCATTGTTACTGAAACTAACCAATTTATTCCAACTATACCTGAAGATATTGATGATACTAACCATTTTGATTTAGAAGAAATAAATGATAAAAGTTTTACATTTGATAAAGATATTATTACTAATAACGATATTGATGATAAAAGAGTTCTTGCTGTCAAAAAAATTAAACTCGAAACTAACTTTTATAATGTTTTTAGAAATACCCTTAGAATGCTTATGGATAATTTAGAAATGAAATCATATAGGAATGCACTTGTTTCACTCTGCGAATCAAATACTTTATCCCATATGGAAAAACATACTAAAGTATTTAATCTTTTACAAATCATTATGAATAAGTTTATTGCGTTTTCTAAATTTGATATTCATTCATCCTATGATATTGATAAATTAACTAGTTGTATTAATCTAAGTAGTAATAAATGTAACTCACAATATTGCACTTTTGATAATGGGGAACAGAAATGTAAATTAATACTTCCAAAAAAAAATCTATATAGTGGTGCTGATAATTCTATACTTTATTTTCGTAAACTTGCGGATGAATTAACTAGACAGAAAATGATACAAAATTTTATTTTAAAACCAAAAACATATCTTTCATTTCAAAAAGTTAATTATCAACTAGATAATAATGAAATTATTTTATTAGAAGAATTATTATTTACTGATTACTTTAATAATTTAACTCCAATTCCATCTAACAAATTTATTCAAGACAGAAACACTTACGATTATATACAACCCATATCTAGTTATTCATATAAAACAAGATATAATAGCGATGAACTTTATAATGATGTTAAATCTGAAATTAATAGTAACTGTATTCAAGATTTTAACAAAAATTTATCATTTAATTATTGGAAAAAAAATAGAAAAGTTAAATTAGAAGAAAGAAAAAGAGGAATTATTAGATATAATGTTGGTTTAGACCAAGCAAACTATAAAATATTAGAATTTAAACAAAATAACTTTTGTTCTTGGGAAATTTTTAGACAAATTTTAATTAAACAAGAAATACTTGATAATATAGAAACTATTAGACAAAATCTAATTCAAATATTTAAAACTAAAATTACACAAGGATATGGAGATTATCTTTTTAATATTTTAAAAACTGAAATGAAACAAGATAATTATAACTTTTTAATTAATGGCACCGATTTAGATATTGTTATTACTATTCATAATTATTATTTATCTATCCTTGATTTTTTCTTACTATCTGAATTTTATAATATTAATCTTATTATTCTATCATCTAATAAAATAAAAATTAATAATGACCATAAAATTTCTTGGAATACTTCTGATGAATATTGTTATATTATTTTTACATCTGCATTTCAAAAAAATAAAGCACCTACTTATGGCTTAGCTGCTTATAATGATAACATTAAAATCCCAATTAAAGATTTAAAAGTTAGAAAAATTTATGATGAAATGACTTCTAATAACGTTAGTAATATAGATTCTTTAATAACAATGTTTCAAAATCCTGTTCAACATCATAAATCTAAAAAACCTAAAAAGATTTCTATGAAAACACCTCCAAAGGCAAAAAAATTAAAAAAAAGAATTAAAATTTCTTTGAGAAAATAAAGAGAATGTATTTATTTTCGCCAGTTTTTGAAGATTATTAAAATAAGTTCTAACCTTTTCGACGTTTTTTCCATATACATACCCCACTTCTCCTTTTTTATTTTTTTTTGTATAACCTACAAATATGTGCCCTTCAACTGCAATTTTTTTCATTTTTAATACGGTATTATCTTCTAATGAAGAATAATTAACATATACACTTCTACAAGGTAGATTTCTATGTGGTAAAACATTAATTCTTATTCTATCTTTTGGTCTACTTTCATCTTTGTGCTCATGAATAATCATAATGTTATAACAGGGATTATATAATTTATAATTTTTATACCATAATTCAAACATTACAACATTTTCACTACCCCAAACATTTTGAGGAAAATGCATATAATTTGTAATTTCATTTGGGACTGGTGAATAAAATAAAAATGAATCTGCTGAACCTCCAAATTTAAGTTCCTTTTGTAATTTTGGTTCTAAATTATATTCATGTCTGGTTAATGCATAAACCATATTTTTTTCAAAATTTTCAATTAAATCCATTGATTTAACTTCACCTAACCATATATCATTATTACTTATCATACACATTTGATTTTTACAATACATATTTGCACATTTAAAATAATCTGAATAAAGCGATATTCTATTCAAAATATAGTATTTTATCTTATCAATATTGAAATTATCTATTAAATATTTATAAGCTTTTTTATCATCCACAAATAAATAAATTTTTTTTATTAAATTATTTTCAATATTTTTATTTAAACATTTATCTATTTCTCTTTGACGTTCAATGTTATTTGTTAAATAAAATGAAGTAATCCAATTTATCATTTATAATTTATATAGTTATTTATTTAAATAATCCAAAACGCTCAATAATACTTTTTCTTGATCTGTTAATTTTTGAAATATCATAGTTTCATCAAATTTTATTTGAAATATTCTCCTATTTCCACCTTTACATATTATTTGAACTTGATTATTAATTACCTTTATATCACATACTATTGCACCATTTGTTAATTTAAAGTTATCTGGATTTTTTAGATTTATCCACCTTATATAGTGTCCAAATGATAAATCCGACATATCACTTACATACTTATATTCCTTTAATTTTTTATGAAATGATTTTAATTCTTTTCTCTCTAAAAACAATCTTTGTAATGCATCATTTTTCCATTGAGAAATTTTTGCGTTCGTTAATTCCATAATATTTGAATTATTTTCATTATTTAGTGCTGTCTGTAATAACTCGTTTATATCAGTGTCTTCATCCATTATAATTATATATATTTAGCTATCTAAATAATTTAGAAAAATTATTACTTTTATAATGATAAAATAAAAAGGATACTAACCCAATAATTACATCTACTAATAATGGGAAATAACTATTTCTATTTTTATTTAATGCAAGATATGAAAATATTAAATATAATATAGCGTGCATTGGTCTTAGGTCATTCCACCATATTTTTTGTCCAAATGTTTCACCACCTCTTTTTCTATATCCATTTAAATAAATATATAAAAATCCTATGGCAGGAATTAAAGCTAATAATCCTAGATATGGTAAATATTTCTTATTTATTTTTTTTGCAATAATAACAAATGAAAAACGCATTAAAATACAACCAAAAATAAATAATAAAAATCTTTTTTGAATAATATTCATTAATATAATAATATATTTTATTCTCTCTGTAATATAACTATGTCAAAAGTTTTGAAAACTGCTGTATTTACCTGTGGTAGATTACAGCCACCTGGTAAAGGTCATAAAGAACTTATTGAAGCAGTATATGATATTGCTGATGAAATGGATGGTGATCCTTTTGTTTGGGTTTCCCCGAGTCACCAAGAAATATTTCCAGACCAACCACCACAAAAAGATGGAAAAAACCCTATCTCTACTTTAGATAAATTACATTATTTAAATAAAATGTATCCGGTTAAATTATTTGGAAATTTAACCTTCTTAACAGCTAGGTCTAACCTTGATGTCGCTTTTAGACAAAAAATAGAACTAAAAGATGATTTTACACCAAAAAAAAGTGATTTTGGACGTTTGAAATTATGTCAATGGAAAAAATGGAAAGATGAAACTGGAGGAAGAAGAAAAGGTGAATGGAAAACACAGAAAAGAATTCGTAATATTCGCGAAAGAGACCGTCGCATTTTAGAACCTACTGGACGTTTTGTACCATCAAAAGCTGTAATAATGTGGTTAATTGGAAAAAAATATAACAATATTCATATTAGGGTTGGTTCTGATAGGATTAGTGGATTTATAAAATGGAATCTAACTTTCTTACAATCTTTAAAAAAAAAAGGACTAATTGAAGATTTTAGCATTGGACAAGTCGGTAAAAATAGAGGACTTGCTGGACTTGGTAAATTATTTCTACCTGATGAAAGTTCCGGTTCAGAATTTGATGATTCTGATTTTGATTTAGATAAAGATGTAGAATACGAAGATAGTAAAAGACAATCTAGTTCATTAAGACAAAGCACTCCTGATTTGTTATATAGTGGAGAAAACCTTCCAGAAGGTGGTGGTGAAAGTAAACATAGCGATAGCGATGATAGTGATTATGACCCTCTTGAAGAAATAGAAGAAAATGAAGGCTCTATGGCTGGTAAAGTTTCGGGAACTCAAATGAGACATTATGCTTGTCATTTTGAAGAACCTGATACGGATATTGCTGATTTTATAAAACTTTCTAAAATTGGCAATATGACTATTATAGATATTTTTTGTCTTGTTAATGATATTAGAGTTGGTAGTTTGTATACATCTATTAGTTGGAATCAATTTTGGAGCAAAGTTAAAAATATTTATAATGGAAGAAAACAAGCAAAAAATAAAGAAAATATTAGTTTAACACAGTTTATTGATGAAATAAAAATATACGAGAGAGCCCAAAAATCTGAATATGGTAGAATTTTTCATAAATTACTTTCATCAGATACTCGTGAACTCCCAGATGTATACCCATTTCAGGTTCAAACACCGGCTCCTAAATTAAAATACGAAAAAGAAGTTCCGCTATTTTCTACATCTGGTAAATACAATATTGAAGGTGGGAGAAAACGAAAAACTAGGAAAAGAAGAAAAAAGAAACGAAGAAAGAAAACGCGTAAGATGAAAGAACGAATTATTAAATTTATGAGAGGACCGGGTGAGAAAAAATATACTGCCCGTATAATGCATAAAAAAACTAGAAAAATTAGACATATTCATTTTGGAGCTAAGGGATATGAACAGTTCAAAGATTCTACACCATTAGGTTTATATTCTAGTAAAAATCATGGTACTAAAAAAAGACGTGATAACTATTTTAGTAGACATTCTGGAATTAAAAATAAGAAAAAAGCATTAGCTAAAGAAATTCGTAAATCAAAAGGATTATATAATGCTAAGATATTGAGTCATAAATATTTATGGTAATTATTTATTTATATAAATTAATAAATAATTATTTAATAAGAACCGACTGGTCTAGTTTCAATCCATTTCTTGATTTTTTCATTATCGTCTACAGTTTTTACAATAGTCTTTAACTTGGGACAATTCTCATATGCTTTAAGCACACCATCTTTATTGTCAAAGTATTCCACTAAAAATGTATAAATGGATATGTCTGCTAATGATAATTGATTACCAACTGAATAGCCACTCATATCTGAACCCTTATTAGAAACAATACTATCAAATACTTCTAATTTATTCACTAATAACTCATTAAACCATTTATTCATAGCAGTCTCTTTATCTGGTTTTTTCTTTTCATTATGATATGCTGTCTTGAAATCACGCAAACATTCACAATAACTATCAATTATGGCACTATCCTCCAAATTACTACCCATTAAATTATAACGGCTTGCAATATATCTCTCAATAGCTTTTGATTGACAAATTGTTTTACCGTCTACTTCCAAAAAAGGTACTTTCCCCATTGATTTCCATAATTTTCCATCTGCCTTGTCTTTATCAAACTCATCTCTGGTAAAATCGTATGTTGCCCAACTATTAATTTTCAATGGATACCTAAAATCTTCATATTCTACACCAGCCGCTGCTAGTAAAATTCTTGAGGTCTCTGCCATTCCTTTACCGTTAAAGTAGGTTAGTTTCATCATTATAGTTTATATTTATGATTATTTCTTTATATTATAAAATTGAATCTAATATTTTATATTTTATTATAATTAAATAATAATGTCATCTGAAGAAAGTGATTCTCTAATATGCTGGAGTTTGCGCTGCAGTGATAAAACAGAAGAAGTCATTGAACAAGTTGAAAATAGTAACAAAGTCATTTTACCCGAATCAATGTTATTTAAATTTAAAGAAAAAGATTTTCCATTGCATTTTACAATTACTAATAAAGAAACTGAAATGTCATCTGTTTGTGGAGTATTTGAGTTTACATCTAATCCTGGGAAGGCTTTGATACCTTACCATCTTATGCAATCTCTATTTATTAAGGAAGGAACTACTTGTGAATTTACAATTGCCTATCCGGTTCGTGGTTCATATATTAAACTAAGACCCCATAGAACAAAATTTATAGAATGCACGGATCCAAAGTCAATTCTTGAACACCACCTTAGTAAAAATTATACTGTATTAACTAAAGGAGAGACTATTTCAATAAAATATCTTGAAAATTATTATTATATTGATGTTATGGAATGCGAGCCTGCGGATACTATACACATTACAAACTCCGATATTAACCTAGATTTTGATGAACCGTTGGACTATGTTGAACCTCCACCAAAAGAACCTTCCCCACCACCTTCACCACCTCCAATAAAAAATACTGTAATTCCTAGAAGCGCATTGCCTGCTTTACATAGAGATAAACCTATTAAAACAATGTCGGATAAATTTGTTCCTTTCTCTGGCTCTGGACATAGACTTGGTAGTAAATAATCAAATGGATAATTTCTATATTTTAAAAAAAAATCAATATTTTAGAGAATTTTATTTTTTACTGAAAAAAAGGCACGACCCATTTTGGAAAAAAGGCACTAAAAAAAAGGAACTAAACTCCTATTTTTATCCATTTCAACGGCATTTTTACTGCATTTCCCTCTAAAAATATTAATAATACATTAATATAATTTAAAGCACTTAGGTCTTATAATTCAAATAAAATCGTTGAATGTATGTGTAACAAAAATCAAAAAAAATATAAAATAAACCCTTAGCAAGTTGGTTTGTTTTTTAGATGTTTTTTAAATTAAAAATATTTTTTTAATTTCACTTACATTAATCACTACAATATTATTTTTAAATAAATATATTTTTAGGTGCCTACAAAAACGTGATTTTCAATTTCAACGGCACTTTTGTTATTGTTATGTATACGAAAAAAGTGAATCACTATTAGTACTTGTTATTAATGTTCATCTTAACGGCTAGTAGTTTTGTTGATTTTGTGTGTAACAATTTTTTTATAATAAGTGTAAAAACGGCAATAGCTTATTCGTCTAAAACCTGTTTTTTTAATTGTTTGTTTTTTTTCCACTACATTTTTAGTTTAGTTATGAAATGACTATTAAAAAGTTTAGGTCCCTACTAAAACCGATTTTTAGGGCAAAAAACCCTTACCATAACTTTTTCAACTATTTTTTACCTTTACACTTTATTAATGTCTTAAAGTAAAAAGAAGTAGTGAAAAAATGCAGCGAAAAACATCGCTGAGAGCACCCTTACTGAGGGTACTTTGGCACCCCCTATGAAAATGGTTTCCGAGTGTCACAGCACATAGTTGGCGCTGAAAAAAAGGCACGACCCATTTTGAGCGAAATTCGAAAGTCAAAATCGATCGTTTTTT